AGCTCGCTCTGAGCGCATGATGCAAATCGAAAACATGGACAAGATGGCCGACCAGCAGAGGATCATGGCTTGGGCAGCTTTGGTTGCACCGCCTGTACTCATTGCTTACTTGGCGTCCGAGTTGGTTGCACTGGATAAAGTCAACGCCCTGAATGGTCTTGTTACCACCTATTGCGCTGCGATGGGTACGATTGTGGTGGCGTTCATGGCGGCAACTGCCTACGTCCGTGGAAAGACCAACGAATGACTTTACTCAACCCATATGTCTTGCTTGGCATCGTACTTGCCCTACTTGGCAGTTTTGGGGCTGGGTATTACAGTGGGGAGCAGGATGAGTATGAGCGCCAGCAGGTGGAGATTGCCCGTTTAAACGAGCAGGCACGGGAGACAGAACAACGCATGGCGGAGGTTGCCCAGACCTACGCCCAGACCTTGAAGAAAGCCAACGATGTTGCACGGATTAAAGAAACTAAGCTTCGTACTGATCTTGCCTCTGGCGAGCGCAAGTTGTTCATTCCTATCAAAGCGCCCGACTGTCCCGTGTCAGTGTCCGAGCCATCCACCCCTGCCAGTGGAGATACAGAAACAAGAGCCGAGCTTGACGGACGAGTTGCTCAAGCTCTTGTCGATCTCACCGCCCGAGGCGATCAAGCCATCCGGCAACTCAACGCCTGCATCGACCAGTACAACCAAGTGAGGAGCATGAAATGAACCTGACTGCCAACTTCTCCCTGCACGAACTGACCAAATCCGAGACAGCCCTGCGCATGGGTTTGGACAACACCCCCGGCCCAGTTGAAACCGAGTACCTCAAAATCTTGGCTGAACGTGTTCTCCAACCCATCCGCGATCACTTCCAAAAAGGTGTCAAGGTGAACTCCGGGTATCGCTCTCCTGACTCAAATGCAGCGGTAAATGGGTCTCGTACCTCAGACCATTGCAAGGGCCAAGCAGCCGATATAGAGATTCCCGGCGTACCAAATGCGGAGTTGGCGCAGTGGATCATGGATAATCTGGACTACACCCAGTTGATTCTGGAGTTCTACACCCCCGGCATTCCTGACAGTGGTTGGGTGCATGTGAGTTACAACCCAGACAACTTAAAGAAGCAGGAGTTGACCGCCATGAAAGTCGCTGGTAAAACGCAATATGTTCCCGGACTTGTAGCTTAATCATGCCACTCCAGAAATTGCTGTTCAGACCCGGTGTAAACAGAGAAAACACCTCCTACTCCAACGAGGGTGGTTATTACGCCTCCAACAAAATTCGGTTCCGCTCAGGTCAGCCAGAAAAGATTGGCGGGTGGGCAGCCGACACGGGAACAACTGTATCTGCGTTAAAACCCCCAACGGGTACGCTTTGGGGTGTTGCTAGGGGTATGTGGAACTGGCTTAATTTGACGGGCTACAACCTGTTGGCGATAGGCACAAACCTCAAGTACTACATCCAGAACGGGCCAAACGGCTTGGTGTACGACGTTACCCCGCTGCGCTCTACCACCACCGCAGGCGAAGCCACCTTTGCCGCAACCACGGGGTCGCCAATCATCACAGTCACGGATATCGCTCACGGTGCGCAGGCAGGGGACTTCGTTACGTTTAGCGGCGCGGTATCTTTGGGTGGCAACATCACTGCCGCCATCTTGAACGCAGAGTTCCAAATCACCAGCTACGTCAGTTCAAACTCATACACCATCACAGCTTCAGTCAATGCAGCCGCAGGGGACTCGGGCAACGGCGGAGCATCAGTAGTTGCCGCATATCAGATTACAACGGGTGTAGATATTTACTCTCTGAATGTGGGCTGGGGCGCAGGCACTTGGGGCGGTATCGTTTTTGGTACAGCAACAAACCAACTTGACGGCTCAATAAACAACTCCGTCACCACAATCACAGTTGATTCAACAACTGCGTTTACAGCAGCCGGAAACATCTTGATCGACTCAGAGAACATCTCTTACACAAGTAAAAATTCAACGCAATTCTTGGGGTGTACCCGTGGGTTGAGTGGGACGGGTTCAGGCGCAGCCGCCTCCCACGCCGACAATGCAATAGTGACGCAGTCCACCACATTCACGGGCTGGGGTTCTCCTGCGGCTACAGGGATTGGCATTCAGCTTCGTTTGTGGAGCCAGTCAAACTTTGGCGAAGACCTGATCTTCAACCCCCGTGGCGGTGCGTTGTACTACTGGGCAAACGCAGCATCTGCCAGCACATTCAACCGAGGCCAATACCTTGGCCCAAGCACCGCTGTTGTTACAAAATCCGGGACAATTACCACTGACTCATCTTGCCCAACGGTTGCCAACTTTGTCATGGTGTCGGATGCCTCAAGGTTTGTCCTTGCGTTTGGTGTAAACGATTACGGCAGCACCGTCCAAGACCCCTTGCTGATACGTTGGTCTGACCAAGAAAGTTTTGCTACATGGATTCCGGCTGTAACAAACCAAGCAGGTAGCTACCGGCTGAGTCATGGCTCACAAATTGTGACTGCCATGCAGACCCGCCAAGAAATTTTGGTGTTGACGGATTCAGCCATTTATTCCATGCAGTACCTTGGCCCACCGTATGTCTGGAGTTTCCAGATCATGGGCGACAACATATCTATTGCTGGGCCAAATGCGATAGCAACCGCTAACAACATCACCTACTGGATGGGTACAGACAAGTTTTACATGTACTCTGGTCGGGTGCAGACCTTGCCGTCTACCCTGCGTGAATACGTGTTTAACGACATCAACCTTGAGCAAGCGTTTCAGTTTTGCGCGGGAACAAACGAGGGTTACAGTGAAGTATGGTGGCAGTATTGCTCTGCCAACTCATCCGTGGTTAACCGCTATGTGATCTACAACCACTTGGAAAACACTTGGTATTACGGCGACTGGGACAACTACCAGAATCTAAACCAAGGCCGCACAGCATGGTTGGACAGTTCCCTTCGTTCATTCCCAATGGCAACCACATACGGCGTGGCAGGTGGCAACTCAAACGCACAGCTTCTGTACCATGAGAGCGGAGTGGATGACGGCACAGTGAACCCGTCCGTGCCTATTGTGGCGCAGGTGACTTCTTCTGATTTTGACATTGGGGATGGACACAACTTTGGGTTTGTCTGGAGATTGATCCCTGACTTGACGTTTGACGGATCGAATGTGAACCAGCCGACCGCCATGTTCACGGTACTGCCTCGCGCCAACTCAGGTGCGCCGTATGGCAACTCAAACAACCCTGATGTGGTCAGTACGCAGAACTACCAGAACACCAGAACCTATGCCATCCAAGAGTTCACCCAACAGGTGTATGTACGGATTCGTGGTCGTCAGATGGCGTTCAAGGTAAGTTCAGACGAGCTTGGTGTTCAGTGGCAGTTGGGTGTGCCTCGGATTGACATCAGACCAGACGGCAGACGCTGATGGCAACCATCATCAACCGATATCGCCCAGTCGTCCAGCCACGACTGCCAGCGGCTCCGAACGAGTACAACGCCGAGTTTATTGAGCAGTACTCAAACATCCTGCGTCTGTACTTCAACCAGCTTGACAACCTGACCGGGGCGCTTTTGGGTGAGTCCGGCGGGCGGTTTATCCGCTTCCCGTACGGGGCGTTTTCCAGCGACCAAGATCAGGTAACCACGGCAAACACAGCCACGTTGATGACACTCAACACCACGGATTTTGCCAATGAGGTGTCGATTGCTACATCCAAGATTACAGTAGCCAATTCAGGTATATACAACCTTCAGTTTAGTGCGCAGTTTCAAAACACAGACGTGCAACTGCACGATGTTTATATTTGGCTGAAACAGAATAACGTAGACATCACAGGCTCAACCGGATTTGTCTCAATCCCCAACAGCCACGGCGGTACGCCCGGCCATTTAATCATTGGTTGGAATTATTTTTTGGAAATGGATGCAAATGATTATGTAGAAATTTACTGGTCGCCAACCGATGCCGCTGTAACCATCCAGCATTTAAACGCTTCTGGTACGCCAACCAAGCCGTCTACCCAGTCTGTGGTAGCCACACTTTCGTTTGTCTCGGCACTCTCAACATGACCCACACAACCAGCACCCCCACCGAGTACGTTCAGTTTGATGAAGTTGATGACATCTGGATTCGGTCGTACACCATTGAGAAGGCGGGTTGTGGTTTATCCCAACACGTCCACGAACACCCCCATGCCACTCTTGTTTCTCGGGGCACTATTCAGGCTTGGCAGGACGGGGAAAATATCGGACAATTCACTGCCCCCGCTGTGCTCACAATTCCGGCTGGCAAGAAACACATTTTCAAAGCATTGACAGACGACGTGGTGCTTTGTTGCTTACACAATCTGCGTGGGACTGGCTTCGAGTCGCCCCAATTCAAGGAGTAATTTATGCCAGCGTTTGCTCTAACCGCCGCCGAGATTGCAGCAGCCGAAGCGGCTGCTATTGCCGCCGCAGAAGCCGCCGCGATTCAAGCCGCACAAGTAGCCGCCGCAGAAGCCGCCGCTGCTGCCGCAGCCGAAGCCGCCGCTGCACAAGCTGCCACACAAGCTGCCGCCCAAGCAGGTACACAAGCTGCCGCCCAAGCAGGTACACAAGCTGCCACACAGGCATCGACAAGCGGTATTCAGGCTTTGGCGCAAGAGGTAGGCGCTACTGTGCAGCCCACAGGGATTGAAACGTTAAATGTGGCCCAAGCGCCTGTCGATGTCCCGCCGGGCTTCACTCCTGTTGGACAAGCTTCGGTTGACACTGCGATGAGTGCGATTACGCCCGCACCCAACATGTCTGCTCAAGCAGTTACGCCTAATTTTGATCCTACAAAGCCTTTTGCTAATCCCACATTAACCACACCCCCTGCTGACTTTGGCGCGGGCACTGGAGAAGCTCTTGGAAGAGGTTCTTATGCTTCATCATCCGCGTCTGCTGCACCCACTCCTGCGTCTACCATACCGCCAAGACCAGACAACGCCTTATATCAATTCCAAGGCCCCACCACTCCTGAAGGCTTGCAGACTGGGGCACGTTTAGATAGTGCACTCCGACCGTCAGGAGACCCTTTCTACAACATCAATTCTGGGCACATCGACCAAACATTTGGTAGACCGGGTTTTGGTGTTAACGATGTAGCGGTTGAACCCAGTGCAGTGAGTTCTGCCTTGCCAGCACAACCAGCGACTGGACTTCAAGGGTTGATTGATAAAAGCATAGCCTACGCAAAAGATAACCCCTTGCAAACAGGTTTTGGTGCAATGTCGCTTTACAACATGCTTAATCAGCCCAAGCCTTATAAAAAAGAAAAGTACAAATCTACGTTTGACTCCAGCACATACAGGCCATACGAACCCACACCTCCTAACCCTCCTTACCGCCCTCAGTATCCACAGTATGCGCAAGGCGGTTTAGCTGATTTGGGCGGGTACGCTGACTATGCTCATGGTGGGCGCATGCTTAAAGGGCCGGGGGATGGGATGTCAGACGACATACCTGCGACAATTGCTGGTAAACAACCCGCCCGCTTGGCCAACGAAGAGTTTGTAATTCCTGCCGACGTGGTTTCCCACCTCGGTAATGGCTCGTCTGAAGCCGGTGCCAAAGCGTTGTACAAGATGATGGACAGAGTTCGTCAAGCACGCACAGGCAACAAGAAGCAAGGCAAGCAAATCAACCCTGAGAAATTTCTCGCTTAAACATGGCTTTGTATCAAATTCGCCCCAATGAGTTGCCGCAAGTGTGGCCAATTGCTGCCGCGTTGTTGCAAAAAGCTATTGACATCGACCCAAATGAAGTCACCATAGAGCAAGTTGAATATTCAGTACGCACAGGCAAAACGTTTTTGCTGGTGTGGGATGAGCCTGATGAAGGAATTACTGGTGCGGTGACAGTGGATTTTATTGACTACCCCAGAAAGCGCGTGGCGCATGTCAACTTAATGGGCGGCAAAGGGATAGTCAAAGAACATGTGTTTGAGGCTGCAAAAGAATGGATGCGCAGTTTTGGAGCTACAACAGCCCAGTGCTGGTGTAGAGAAAATTTAGTGCCAATGTATGAAAAGATGGGAATGCAATCCACCTATCAAGTCATGCGCATAAAACTGTAAACAAGGAGTTCATCATGTCATTTGGCAGTCCAAGTTCCGGGCCAAACGAAACATACACACAGACATCCAACATACCTGAGTACGCTCAACCCTATGTTGAGCAGATGCTTGGCGCTGCGCGGGGAGAGATTTTTAATGCAGACGGCACAAGCATCAGACCGTACAAGCCGTTCAGCACCGACCCCAACGCGTACTTTGCTGGGTTCTCCCCCATGCAGCAGCAAGCACAACGGCAAGCTGCAAATATGCGGGTTGCTCCTGAAACAGGTATGGCTTCTGGGCTGGCCGGTGCCGCCGGTATGGGCGCTATGGGCATGCAGTATGACCCGATGATGGCGCGGTCACAGCAGTTTGGCCAACGCCAAGCCGACCAGTACATGTCGCCGTACATGCAGAACGTGGTAAACGTACAGCAGGCAGCAGCCCAACGCCAAGCAGATATTGCTCGCACAGGCCGTAATGCACAGGCGGTGCAAGCAGGTGCTTTTGGTGGTTCTCGCCAAGCCATTATGGATGCCGAAGCTAACCGTGCACTGGCTGACCAGCAAGGAGCCATACAAGCCCAAGGGCTGCAAAGCGCATTTAGTCAAGCCCAGCAACAGTTCAACGCCGATCAAGCCGCACGCATGCAAGCGCAGCAAGCCAATATTGGGCAACAGCAGTTTGGTTCTACCCTTGGTATGCAAGGACTTCAGACCGGGCTACAGGCCGCAGGCCAGTTGGGGCAACTTGGCCAGAATGTTTACGGCCAGCAAATGGGTATCAACCAGTTGCAGAACCAGTATGGCGCACAGCAACAGGCGCTGGAGCAGGCAAAGATCAACCAGCAGATTCAAGACTACGCTACCGCACAACAATACCCCATGTTGCAGTTGGCCAATATGAACGCATTGACCCGTGGGTTGCCTATGCAAGCATCTACAACACAACTATACCAAGCGCAACCAAGCATGGCTTCTCAATTGGCGGGTCTGGGCACTGCTGCTTACGGACTGTCTCAGTTAGGCGCTACTAACTCAGGCGGCACAGGCTCGGTTGCAGGCAAAGCCACGGGCGGCTCCATTAAAGAAAAGAAACGCCCAGCCGGTTTGGCTGAGTTGGCCCTGATGAAAATGCAGTAAGGAACACTCATGCTTAACGTAAAAACTCTCACAGATACATTGTCCCGCATGGAGTTGCCGGACTTGCAGAAGTATGCTGCGATGCACAAAAACGACCCTTATGTTGTTTCACTGGCACTGTCTATTGCAAACCAGAAAAAACAAATGATGGTCGGTAAAGCAGGCCAAGCAGGAATGCAGCCGCAGCCTAAAGTGGTTGACCAACAAATTACTCAGATGGCTGCTGCACCGCAGCAACAGATGCTTCCCGAAGATGTAGGCATTGGCCAACTCCCCGCCCAGAACATGCAAAACATGGCTGAAGGCGGCATTGTTGCGTTTGAAGATGGTGGCAGCGTGCCGGGGTATGCAGGCGGTGTGTTTACTGGGGAAGAAGATATGCCTGCGTGGCTTAAAGTTTTTCCTCCCGAGTCTGGCCTTCGCCGAGTGTATAGAGCGGCAAAACAATACGACAAAAATAACCCACAGCCGGTTATTCCTAAAACGGTAACTAGCCCATCTGGGCCGTTTGACTACCCCGCTGGTGCCAAGGTTGTTCCTCCTGCGCCCCCTGTTGCCACATCTAAGGCTCCACCACCTGCGGCTGCGGCTAAACCTGCGGCCAAACCTGCTGCTCCTGCGGCTGCTGCTTCCGCTGCGCCTGTTCCTGCTGCGGCTTTAATTGATCCGTTGGCGGGTCTTACAGCGTTGGATACAAAAGCACCGACTGTGGAAGATTCAATAGCAGCTGCTAAAAAACTTGGTGACGACACAGAAGTGCGTAAAAAGTTAGAAGAGTATGTTGCAAGCCAAAAAGAAACTGGTGAAAAATCTATCAAAGCTTTTGAAACAGGTATTGCCGCACTGCCAAAATCGTATGAGAAATACGAAGCCCGCTTGCAAAAAGAAGAAGCTGAGGCCGCAACAGATAAACAAAAAGCAATGGGCATGTCTATCTTTAAGGCAGGGCTGGCCATGATGTCTGGCACATCCCAAAACGCTTTTGAGAATATTGGCAAGGGCGCAATGGTTGGGTTGGAAGACCAACAAGCAGCACTCAAAGACTTTAAGAAAGCCCAGCGTGAGCGCGATAAAGCTTTTGCCGATATTGAGGCTTCACGTCTGGCAGATCAACGTGGCGATTTAAAAACTAAGCTAGAGCTTGAGAACCGCGCCGCAGACAGAAACGCCAGTGCTCAAGGCAAGATGATAGATGGCATCGCCAAGTTGTTTGACACAAACACAACAAACGCTCGCGGTATTTACACCATCGGCCTTGAAAACGTTAACAGAAACAAGAGCACGATGTACACAACCGGGGCAGACATTGGCAAACAAAGAATGGCGGATGCAACAGCACTGCAACGACAAAGAGACGCAGATGCTGCCGCACTTGAACGTACAAGAATGCAAGCAAACGCACTTTCACCGGAAGAGCGCGTCTTGTCAAACGACAAACTGTTTGGCAGAAAGATGCAATTGACCGCCGCCTCAGCAGGCGTGCGTGGCGATACAGCACTCAAAGAAGCGTGGGCCAAATCGCCGTATCTGCAAACACAGTACCCAAATGTGGATGACTACGTTAGAATGATGTCAGGCTCCTCTGGCACTGCTGGAGGCGAGTTCAAAGTCTTGGGGTCACGACCAGCCCCGTAAAAATTAGGATGTGCAGCAATGCCAATTTACAGCGTACAAGGCCCGGACGGACGGATTTACGATGTGGAGGGGCCTGCTGGCGCTTCTGAACAAGACATTATTGCTGCTGTAAGACGGCAGTTAACTCCGCAACAGCCTAAAAAACCACAAGAAACTACGTTCGGTGGGCAAACCAAGGAATTCTTTAAAGGTCTTGTCCCCGGCGCTATTGGGCTTGTTGAACAAGCCGGTACTGGTATATCAGCACTGCTGCCAGAAGAACAAGAAAAAGCCACACAACAATACATTAAAGAAGTTGCGGCTACAGCCAAGGCTCCGTTTGCCGCTGCGCCGGGGTATGAAGACACGGTGGGGCGCAAGTTTGGTGAAGCCACAGGTTCTATCGCGCCGTTCCTTGCCACTGGGCCGTTTGGTCTGGCAGGGCGTGTAGCCGGATACGGCCTTGGTATTGGCGCTGGTGCTGGCACACAGGTAGAGAAGTCTGCCGCTGAAGGGGCTACAGAAGGACAACAAACTGCCTCCACTGCACTTGGTGCTGTGGTAGGCGCATCAGAGATGTTTGCCCCCACACGTATTCTGAAACGTCTTGGGGAGCCTGTGCTTGAGGGTGCCACGTCGTATGTAAAACGTGCGTTGATGGCTGGCGGTGAGGAAGCCGCACAAGAAGCCGCAGCACAAGCCGCACAGAACATTATCAGCAAAGGTATATACAAACCTGAGCAACAAATCATTGAGCAGGTTGGTGAGTCTGCCGCCTACGGCGGTGCAGTCGGCGCGTTAGCGCAAGGGTTGTTGGACTTAGCTATTGGTCGTCGTGCGCCTACAACCCCGCTTACAGACGAGGTAAAACAAGCCCGTGAAGAAGCGGCTGCGCAGGCAGAACAAGAAAAGATACGGCTGAACAGCCCTGAGTACGCCCAAGAAGTATTCCAGAAGACGCAGGAATTGGAAGCGCAGCGCACGGCGCTCAAACAGCAATTAATTCCAATAAGGAAAGGCGAATCCCCAGAAACGGATTACGCACACAACCGTGAAATCAACCGCCAGATCGAGGCCATAAACAAAGAACTCAAGCCATTGGCTGAGGAGTATGTGCGTGTCAAGCCTATTCTGAAACGTGCTGAGGAAGAAGCACGAGTTGCCAAGCTAACTCCGTATGAGTATGCGTTGGGCATGGAGCCTGAGGAGATTGGGCAGGCACCTGCTGAGCCTGAGCTGTATGAACAGCAGATTGCCGCGCCGCCTGCGGCACCGAAGGCGGGAGATGCTGCGGCGCGATATGCCGCTGAGAGCATCCAATTGGCCAACGAACAACAGCTTTCTAGTGAAAAATCCCCCAAAGATGCGGAGGCCGACTACGTTAAATATTTGATGCGTAACCCCAACTTGGCTGAAGAAATTGAAAAAGGTAGATTGCAATTACCCGGCCTACCTACTGGTGTGCGTAACTCTGCCGTGTTGGACGCGTTGAAGTTGCAGCTTGCGCCCATGCGCAAGGAGAAGGCAACCGCAGAAAGAACTGCCTTTGAACAAGAGATGGGCACACGCAAAACAGCGTTTGGTGTTACCAAACCAGAGAAAGAAACTCCAGAGATACAGGCGTTCACTTCGTACATGGACGACCTCAAGAGCCAGCGTGATGACGTTGGTGATGACATGTTCTTCAAGTACATGGTCGAGCCAAAGCTGGAGAAAATTAGTGAGGGTAAACCCCCAGTCATAGCGGTCAATCCACAGTTGATGCCGTTTGCCAACATCAAACTGGCAGAACGCTCACGGGAAAAAATAAACAGTCTGTTTGATGAAATAGATCAGGCTAATAAGGATAGAGATGTCGCACTGCGCTCAAATAACCAAGACGCTGCAACAGCGGCGTTTGAAAGAGGCAACCAAGCGTTAGAACAGCTCAACGCTTTTACAGAACCCACGCCTGCTGGAGAACTGACAAAAGGAAGGTTCCCAAGCGCCAAGGTAAGCCCACAAGCCAGCGTCTACGCCAAAGAAGTGCTACGGGTGCGCAATGAACAGAACACGGCTTTAAACACAATTGAAGACAAGATTGACCGTTTGCGTCGCGGTGAAACGTTGGGTAAAAATGAGATGGCGGCTACTTCGCCAGCCATACTGGCTAAACAAGCTGAGGAAGCTCGGGGCAAGTACATCTCTGCGGTGTTGGAAGAAGCCGCCATCCACCGTCGTGTTGCTGGTAAACCCGCACTGACTTACGACGAAGCCATCAAGGCCTCGTCGCGCATTCATGATGTGGTGGGTGAATGGTTGAATCGCGCACAGGCAACGCCTGTAGCGCCTGAGTTTGAAGAAGTTGTGGTGCAACCAGCGCAGATGCGGGCAAACAAACTTGTCCGTGGCGCTGTTACCAAACGTGTTTTGAAGACCCGTGATCTGGCCACAACGCCATTGAATGAAATTGCACGCTTGAGTGATAAAGAAATCAAGCACTTCAAAGCGCAGATTGCCAAAGTTGTTGACAGCTTATCCCAACTGCCATCGCAGGTTTCACGTGAAACACCAGTACTGAAACAGCAGTTTGCCAGCACTGAAGCACAGAAAGTTGCTGAAGCCAAAGGTGAAACCGCCAAGACACTTGGTGGAGAACTACGCCGTCGCACAGAATTTGTGCGGAACTTGATGGCTAAGCCGCCTCTCAAGCCGTTGACAGAAGAAACTCGCAAAACGTTAAACCTGAAGTTGCTTGACCGCGCCGTTGACATCATGGACAGCGGCAAAGCCTCACGCGGTTTGTTGGATGCTGTTGAACCTATTGTCACAAACTTGGCTGAAGGCCGTGAGGTTCTTTCGCAAGATATCCAAGCCCTTGATGATGCCATAAAGCTGTATGAACGTACAGCCCAAGAAGGTGAGATTGCTGGTGAAGGCGCAGCAGGTCAAGGCCAGTTGTTCCCTGAGACCCGCAAAGACATTGGTTATATCCGTGCCACTCCCGCCAACTTTGCCAAATCCCCACAGATCAAGCCTGTGTGGGAAGCGCTGGATCAAGCACGCAAGCTCAAGGCAAAAACAGAAGCCAACCAGAAAGCGCGTTCTGTCAGAGACAAACAAGGCTTTGCGCAAGTTGAAGCAATAGAAGAACAACTTGAAGCCATTAAAAACCAAATGCAGTTTTTCCTGCTCAAGCCGGGAGACTTCAATATTGGCAAGTACTCGAATGCAGACATTGCAAAAATGTTTGCGTCATACCCAGAAGCAGGCGTTACAAAAGAAGACAAGCTGCTGATGGATCGGTATTTGCAAGTGTCTAGACAAAGTATTGGTAAGACTGCTGAGCAAAAAGAACAAGCCATGTCCGTGTTTACTGAGGAAGAAAAACAAAAAGTAAACAGGTTAATCCAAGACTTCAACGCAAGCAAAATTCCTGAGTACGAAAAGAACGTTAAGCAGGCGCTGCAAGCACTTTCATTGGGGCAACGCCTTGAAAGCACAAACAATCGCTTAGTTGAGTTAATGCAAGACAACAATGCGGCTGTGCGTAAACAATCAGAAGCAGCCCGCAAAATTGTTGAGCCACTACTGGACAAGTTAAAGCTTATCAAAGACAGTTTGCGTAACTCTGTTCTGTTGACTGATGGCCAACGCGCAATGCTTGATTCCGAAATTGCATTGCAAGCACAACGTGGCGCATACAAAGACGCTATGGCCAAGGCGATGGGCAAAGCCCGTCAACGCCTGTCTGATACGTTGGGTGAATTGCTTGATCCTGAGATCGAACGCGCACGTCGTGCTTTGAAAGCTGCTAAGACACGTCTGGCCACAGTTGAGTCGCAGATTGAAGCGGCCAAGAAAGAAATGACTGAGGGTACTGGCCAAGCGCCAAACCTGATTAACAACTTGCAGAAAGTGCAAGGGCTTGTTGAGAACATTGAAAAAGCGGAAACAGAACTGGCCGACTTGCAAGAAGCCCGTTTTGGTGAGATTGAGAACGATGTTGTTGTCACCGAAGCCATGTTGGACAAAGACCTCAAATCAGAACGCGAGTATTTAGAACTGCTTGAGCGTCAGTTGGCAGACATGCGCAAGGAATCTTTGACCGCTGTTGAACTTGGTGGTCGTGGCGAACTGGGTAAGTTGAAGTACCCGTTCTCTGCACAACGTTTAGAAACGCAAGTAAAAACACAGCAAGCTGCGGTTGATGAAGCACAGAAACGTGCGAACGAATTCCAAAAAGATGTGGAAGTCTGGTGGCCTAAGGTTACTGCTGCGTTCAAGAAGGACGGCATTAGCATCAAAGACTTGCCCGGTGCAGTGTTTAAGAAAGGCCGCAAAGTTGCGGACATCAGCACGCCGGAACAAAAGCGCCTTGATGATTTGCGTGACAAAGGTGTGCAAGCCGCAAAAGAAGTTGACGAAGCCGCAGTACTTCAGCGGGTCAAAGACAAACAAATTGAAATGTTTGATGATGAAATCTTTGACGCACGCGGTGAAGTGCAATCGTTCATGGGGCCAGAAAACATGGAGCAGTTGGCCGACATCATGGCCGACCCCAAAACCACCAACGTCAAACGCGTACAGGCAACCCTCAAGCTGGGCGCTATGCAGAAGCTGGCTTCGTTGGAAGCACAGAAAGAAGTTTTTCTTACAGGCAAACCTGCACCAACACCCAAGGCAGCTACTGTGCCGAGCACTTCTGCGTTGGCGGCAGCTAAACCATTCCGTACTGGGTCAGGCGTAGCGAAAGCGTTTACTCCAGCAGAAATGGATGAGATGGCTCGTGCTGATATACGCGATGCCAACGAGCTGGCCAAAAAGATTCTGGGCACCAAAGCACCCCAGCTGAAAGAGCCAAGCAAACGCAAGCAAGGCAAGCTGCTTGACCCCAACATGGGGTTGTTTGACGACTTTGAATTTTCTCGTGGCACACCAGTTAAAGGTTTGACCAAGGCTGAGCTTGAAGCCGAACTTACCGCCGGTATGGGAGAGCCAGTTACTGGGCGCAATGTAGAAAAACAAATCGCTGACAAGTTGGCGGTGTATGAAGACCTTGATGATTACCTGAGCAAATTTAAACCTGCTTCTCGTGATTGGTATAAAGGGCAGATACCTAAAGACGCTAAAGGCTTTGTGCAAGATGGTAAAGCGGTACTGTTTGCCAACAACATTGGTAAAGGCCACGGACTGGGCGTACTGCTCCACGAAGTCGGCGTGCATTTGGGATTTCGCAACTTCTTTAACGAAGGCCAGTACAACGCGTTGGTTAAGACAGTCAAAAACTGGGCGACCAAAACTGACGATTCAATGGAAGCGCGTGTTGGTAAAGCCGCCATGCGCAGGGTTGAAGCTGCGCAAACACCTGAAAATCAGATTGACGACGAGTTGTTGGCGTACGCTGTTGAAGAAGCCATGCAGATGGGTGTAGAACCTGTTGGCGTTAAAGGCGGCAACGCAGTTAAGAATTGGTTGAAGATGGTGGTGGACGGGTTCAAGAAAGCGCTTGAGAAGTTTGGCATCAGCGCCAAGAACTTGACTGCGGGCGACTTGGTTAACTTTGCCTACGGCGCAGCGCACCTTGAACTTAAAGGAACTTGGCACGGCACAGGTGTTAAGTTTGATATGTTTGACCACACCTATATGAGTTCTGGTGAAGGCGCTCAAGCATTTGGCTATGGTACATATCGTGCACAAAGATACGGCACCGCTGACTACTATCGCGATGTTGCACAAGGTTCGCAGCTTAAAAAATGGTTGGAGCGGCCTGATGTGCAAGCGTGGAGAGCTAGTCAAAGGCCAGAACTAATACGTAAAGCGCCCGACGTTGTTCCTGACTGGATGCTTGAAAACGCAATAGAAGAAGCGGCAAACCCGTATGCAGGCATTTCTCCACACATGATGTTTACGGATTCTATTGAACGCCAAATAAAAGAGTTGAAAGATTTGCGCAGCGACCCCAACATGCAGGATGTTGGTTTTGGTATTCAAACAGACAAAGAGTTTAAAGAAACGATTGATAAACTCAAAGAATTTGCAAAAAATGCAGACGGGTACATAGATGCGCCCTTTGAAAAACCTCTGTATAAAGGTAAACAATTCTATAACTTGTACGACACAAACCCCGCAGCGCACGCTGTTTTGAGAGACTTTGAAGTGGCGTTGGGTAAGGGCGAAAAACCTTCTTTTAAAGAAATAATTGCAGAAATAAAAGTGGATGCCGCAAACACAATGAAAGTGTTTGAAATGGCTACAACCAGTCCAGATGAAAATTTTGTTTATAAGCGTAACAAACAAATATATGAAGATGCAGACAAGCTTAACCTTGATGACTTTAAGTATCGCTTAGTATCTGGCCCACCTGTGCCACAGCCTTCTGGCTACATGTTGCGCACGCTTCATACGCGTCCAGAGAATGAGTACATCCACTGGGATGACGCTGCGGATAGTCAACCACCAGTTGTGAAAGATGTGTTCAAGCGCATCTATGATTCTTTAGATAAAACTCAGCAACAAAACTTTGATCGTTCGATTGGCACATCGCCAACTGATCGCCAAAACGGACAGCAGTTGTATGAAGCACTGAGCGCCGTTCTTGAAAAAGGCGGTATGCCCAGCGAGTTGTCTGACCGGTTTGCGTCCGAGATGCTTCACGCTGAAGGTATTGCGGGCATTAAGTTTTTTGACAACCGTTCCAGAACCAAAAAAGAAGGCACGTTTAACTACGTTGACTTTGGCGACAAAGATGAAGGTGCGCAGATCATTGCCACTGACATCAACCCAATCAATCGTACAAACCCTCCGGCGGGAGATATGCTGTTCTCGCGTTCAGAAGAGTTCACAAATCCTGAACTTGCCAAACAGGGTGAATTTATTAAGAAAATTGTGGCTACAGACAAAACGTTGTGGCAAAAAATAAAAGCCAACTTAACAGGTTTGGCTTTTGAGACACAGCTTGTGGATAGGTTTGCAGGCTTTGAGCGTTTGGCCAAATACATGGATGAGGTCAAGGGAACGCAGATGCTGTATTACTTGCGCATGTACGACCAGCGCATGAACTTTGTGTCCCAAGCAGTATCCAACGGCGCACCGGCAATCGTGGAAAAGACAAGAGCTGACGGCAAGATTGAGCGCTTGCTTGAGAGCAAAGAGAGCGCCAACATACACAACGTTGTGCAAATTCTGAAAGATGCGCAGCCTATGGTTGGCAATGCGGAAGCGGTAAACCGTGTGTTTACTTTGTACATGGCGGCTATCCGTGCAGACAACAAAGGTTTGGCTTCGTTGAACTTTGGTGAAGACGTTACACAAGCGTTGCTTGATAAAACTATGGCCGCCGTCAAAAACACCCCCGGCTTAGAAAAAGTTTTGAAGCAAGCAAAAGACGAGTACAACGAGTACAACCGCAACTTAATTGAGTTTGTTGTCAGCACTGGCGCACTGTCAAAAGAAGTTGGTAAACGTTTGGTTAGAGAAAACGACTACATACCCTTCTATCGTGAACGCAACGGCGTAGCCGAACTTTTAATTGGTGGCGAGTCTCCTATCCGCATTGGTAGTATTGCCGAACAGCCATATCTGCATGAGCTTGTTGGCGGCGACAGGCCGATTCTTGACTTCATGACAAGCTCGGTGCAAAACACCAACTTGTTGATGGACATGGGTATGCGCAATCTGGCTACCAAGAACGCTGTGTTTGAGTTGGTTGATCTCAAAGCTGCTAAGTTTGTGAAGATGTCTGCTGGCCCTGACGTTGTTAAATTCCGCGATGATGGTGAAGATCGTTACGCTGTTATTGCTACCGAAAAGGTCAAGATTGGCAACAAGGAGTTTGATACCGGCGTACCCGCCGACATACTGGTCAAAGGCATGGAGGGCATCCCCACACAGATGCCAGCAATGTTGCGCGTCATGGCTTTCCCAGCACAGATATTGCGCAAAGCTATTACCCTCAGCCCTTTGTACACAGCCAAACAATTGTTCCGTGACTCCTTGGCCGCGCCTATTCTTTCTGGCGCAGACTTTATGCCTGTCATTGGTGCGTTGAAAGAAATTAACTCCGCTACCAAAAAGACACTTGAGCGCCGCGGTGTTACCGGAGGCCAGCAGTTTGTTGGTGGCGCTGAAGACTTGACCAAGATTCTGCGTGATGTGTCTGAAGGTAAGCCGGGCTGGATGACAGCACTTGGCAAGCTTGAAGCCATGAGCATGGAGGCAGATGCCACAACCCGCCGTGCGCAGTACAACAGCTACCTTGAGCAAGGTCTGTCTGAGATGGAGGCAACGTTGTTGGCGCTGGAGTCCATGAACTTTAACAAGCGCGGCGCGTCACCCTCAATCCATGTGGCCAACTCCCTGATACCTTTCTTCAACGCACAGATTCAAGGTCTGAACGTGTTGTACAAAGCGTCTATGGGTAAGATGCCATTCAACGATCAGTTGCGTATTCGTGAAAAAATGATGCAGCGTGGTGCCATGATGGCTGTTGCCAGCCTCGCCTACGTCGCCATAATGGAGGACGACGAAGCGTACAAGAACGCAACGCCCGATCAGAAATACGGCAACTGGTTTATCCGTGTGCCGGGTTTAGACGAACCCATCAAACTGCCTGTGCCTTTTGAAATTGGCTACATCTTCAAAGCGTTGCCCGAGGCGTTGTACAACAGCATGGTCAGTGAGCACGGTGGTGAGGAAGCAGTCAAAGCTTTCAAACAAATCCTTCTCCAGACAATTCCCGGTGGCTCGTCTTACGGCATCCCACAGATCATGAAACCCGCCATCGAGGCAGGGCTTGGCAAGTCGTTCTACACAGGTCGGGACATCTTGTCTGCGCGGGAGAAAGAGCTGTTGCCCGAAGAACAGTTCCGCGCCAACACATCCGAGCTGGCCAAAGGTATCGGTAAAGCATTTGGCATATCCCCAATTGTGTTTGAACAACTTGTCAGCGGCTACACCGGCACTATGGGGCTTGCGTTCATGCACGCACTGAGTGTGGCCGCGCCTACGGATGAGAGTCCTGAGAAAGCCGTTAAACGTTTGTCGGAGTACCCAATTCTTGGCGGTGCGTTCCAACCAAACGACGCTGGTGGCATCATCAACAGCGTGTATGAGCGCATGAATGAAAACATCAAAGTCAAGCAGTCGTTCGACAAGATGGTTGAAGAAGGACGCATGTCGGAAGCCAAGGCGTTGTTGCAAAGACGAGGTAACGAGTACTTGCAGGCGGAAATGGCGTACAGCTTTAAGAGCGACATGAACAAACTCACTCAGGCTGAACGGGCGATTGCGGCATCAAACATGTCACCTGAAGCCAAGCGTGAGCAGCTTGATAAAATCAGGAAGATAAAGATCGCCGTTGCTCAAACGGTGAGAGAGGTTTCCGATAAAACCATACGCCTAGCAACCCCTTTCTGATGCCAACAAAAGCTTGGGTGCGGTACTTGTAGGGAATTGAGGCGCGTAGCCCCAATTCCTTTACTTTCTCAACATCTAAACCGGGAACAAAAAACCCCTCCCCCGGTTTAAGTGTCGCCCACGGATAGATTGTTTCCATTGAACTGTTCTTCCTCAAAAGTTATGTGCATAGCGTTGACACGCATGGACGGGCCGTTGGTCTTGCCCAGCATATCTTTCTTGGAATACTTAACGCGGAACATCTTCTCCATCTGCTTCTTGAAGTCGTCGTAGCTGAAACTCATGCTGACGCAGTGCTTCCTGAGAAGCTGTTCCTCAATGTAGTACTCCCTGAACCCCTCCGCAAGCGTCCCGTGCTCAACACGCCCAAGTACTTTTGATCGGGTGAGTGACTTGTCAACAGCCTCACCATCCCCCCATGCAGCCATAAGGCGGCCTTCAGCTTTCTTGATAATGATGAAGCTTCCGTAGTTGTCTCCGGTGTAGGCATTCAACACATCCTCAGCGGTGCGCACACTGCCACGGATAATTCCACGGGCTTTCTCAACAATGACTCTGAGAGCGTCAATGACTTTCTGAACCTCTACATCAATGATATTGGCGTAGTCTCTGCGAAGAAGCACAGCAGCCGCAACAATAACGGTGCAGCCAGCATGCCAGTAGCGTTCGTCGTCGTCAAAGTTCAATACCTTTTTCAAGTGTTTGTGTGTTTTCTTCACAACCTGTTCTGCTATGTGCTGGTTCTTTGTAAGCCATCTAATCCACGCTTCACCAGCTACGCCGTAGTTGTGTTTCATCTGCAACAAAATTTCACGTTCTTGCGGAGTCCATTCCAACTTAATGTTTGGATTCCATTCCAACATACGCAAAAGCTCACCGTTTGAACTGAACTTCCTTGCCCCTGCCATGTAGTCTGTCAGGCTTTCGTTGGAAGTCATGGTGCAGGTTGTCTTCCATGTCGTGTTGTTGATGCGTTCCTTGTTCGCACCGGACTCCATACGCTCCTTGCCCTGCGCTTCAGCAAAGTCAAAGATAAACGTTGGTGCCCATTCCATGTTGGCGCGTTGAGTATTTGTTATCTCATCAATCAGGAGCGGCATGCTGTTGAGCAGACCCGCACGTTGCTGCATCGCAACCGGAGATGTGCCCTTGCCTGTCCTGTACCGCAGTGGGTGTCCCCAAACGCCAGCCTTCGCACTCAGAACCAGTGACTTACCAGTACCAGAATGGCGTGAGCCGATGTGCCACACGAAGCCCTCATACTCAGTGAACCGCATCAAGGGCGAACCGAACGAGTCCAGACACACAGCTAACGCCGTTTCCATGTTTGGTTTGTTGACGAATATGGTCTGCCACAACTCACGCCACTTATCGATACTGCCAGCCCCAGATGTATTGCGGTTGATGTTCTCAAGGCCGGGCATCGGGACGCGGGTCTCTCCACCATCTTTACTGAACACGCGGTGGTTGTAAACAAAGCTGTCGTTCTCTTGCCAGCCACATTGGTACGGGACAACAATCGGTTTCTTGGACTGCGATGCCTCGCCTACACAGGCGCGGACATACTCATAGAGCTGTTTATCGAAGCCCGCAAATGTGCACACGATGTTTTGACTAGCTAACCATTTGAGCGTCTCGTCTTTGCTCACGATTGATTTCTGCGGGAAGTTAAGTGTAAACACACCTTCTGGACGCACAGCGGCCATGTGAACCAGATGGTCGTCCTCCATCTTGAGCAGGTCAACCACAAACAAGTCGTACGGAACAAGCTGAACAGTCTTCTTGGATTTCTTGCCGTCCTCATCTTCTTCTGTCTTGACAAAGTACACGCCGCCGTTCTCGCCGTAGCTGTAACCGCGTGGTGGCAATGGGCGTTTAACTGCATCAATGTGTTCTGGGGCGTCGCCGTCTTCTGCATCCTCAAGCGCAAAGAACTCTTCTTCAACAAAGTCTTCGCTTACAGTGGTCATCGGGATGACCTTCTCTGTGTTGTCAGCTCTGATCTCACGCCCAAGAATCAACGGGTTTGTGATCTTCCCCCAGTGCGGACACGCGGTACAGATGCCGGGGTTCAGAGAGTCCATTGCCGCGCAGGAGTACGGCCCTTTTATCTCAGCCAGCTTCTGATTCATCCTGTCCGACGTGTATGGGTGCAACTCAGACAGCCACACAGCTTTCTCAACGCCATCATCACAGACCTTCGCCCACGACAGCAACGCTCTCCAGATAGGTTCTTTGCCGTCCTCTTGGGCGGTGGCGACATAGTCAGCAATCTGGGCGCAGTGCGGTTGGAACTCATCAAAGATTGTGCGGCTGTTCTGCATCATCTTTACTTGAGCGGCAGTCTTGGCATTCTTCGGCCTCGCCCCCGGCAACATGATAGGGTCAGGTTGCAGCACTGCTTTTTCTTTTAGGTTGGTGTTGATGACTTCAGCAAACGCATCGAAGTCAAACAGGTCGCCTTCCATCAACAGCTTTACATGAAGCGGTACGGCATACTTCTTCTTGTGGTTCATAGTGCCCGGCACACGCATCAACCGCGCCGCATCTGCGGTGACATTCATGTCGATGACCATGCCTTCTTGCTTGCACAGGAGTTTTATGTTCTGCGCAACAGGTCGCCATTCAGCAATCGTCATGTCGCGTGTGATCGGCCAGTAGCAGTGAAGCCCACCACCAGAACCAACAATCCACGGCTTGCCGAGCTTGTCCAGCCCGACCTTGACCATGAATGCGTCCAGCGCCAGCACAGCTTCTTTTTTTGATGCGTAACCATCCAAGTCAACAAAGAAAGACTTTATGTGCGTGGCTTTGTCAGCCTCACGCTTGTTGCCGTTGAAACAAGAGACCGCATAGAAGATGTCGCAATGGTCAGCGTTCCAACTGTCTATGTGGGGTTGCAGTTCCTCAATTGTGTCCTTGAACACATGTTGTTTTTTTCTTGTGAGTTCTACCGCACAGTACGAGCCTAAACCCGAAGACGGCAAAACCACCGCTAGGAACTCGAGCGGAGTCATGTCTATCCTTTGGTTTATTTGAAGTCGTCGTTTGCGTGTTCTACGCCTTGCTCAAAACCTTCTTCAAACCCATCTTGGAAGATTTTCTCGCGGGCATCAATCAAGTCAGCCAAGCGTTCAACAAGTGTCTCAACCCATTCAGGCGTGACTTTGTCGAAACCAATAATGTATGTGTAACGTAGAAGTTCGTTGTTGCTCAGTTGTTTAGGTTGAACGCCTTGCATGTTTTTCTCCAAGCCTCATCGGCTGTGCTTGATGTTTGTAGAATTTTGAGAAGTGAGCTTGCCGCTGGCCGGTAAGCTACAAACACTTCACCACCACCGAACCAGTTGTAAACAGATTGGCGTGAAACGCCAAGTGCTTGAGAGATTCGTACGACAGAGAAGTTGTGGTGAACAGCCCAGCGCCCCAGTTGGTTACCCAACGTCTTAGGCGCTTTCATGACCATGTTTATTGTTTGTTGTGAGTAAGCCATATTGTGAGGGGCCGAAGCCCCGTCCTCCTCAGTTTTCTTCCCAGTCGTCAACCATCGCCGCCAAGTTTGATTTCTTGACAGGCACGGAACTCGGTTTCTTCTCTTCCTTACGCACAGTAGGCTCTTCGCTTTCTTCCTCTGCGACAGGCGCGGCTTTGGCTTTCTTTGCCTTGGGTGGGGGTGCTGGGGGTTCTTCTTCCTCAGTTTCTTCAACCGCGACAGGACGCTTACCAGCAATAGCCAGAGGCGCTGGGGCAGACACGGTAGTCTGCTTGGGCATTGTCATTGCAACAGCGCGTTTGGCTTCTGCGGACTCAGCCTTGACAGAGATTGTTTCGTACTCGTCTTCGTTCAACCAACGCATCTCTTTGAAGAACAGCTTGGGGCTTTCCGACTTTGTATCGAACTTCAAGCGTGTCACGACCAAGCTGGGGTCAATTGGTTCTTGTTGCGCCATCAACCACTTGATGTACGCCTGTAATGGGCGATTCTCGCCTTCGCCATCACCAAAGATTGATTTGGCTGGCAGAGTCAACTGAAGAATGTCGCCTTCCATGTCGTTGGCCAACACTACAGCAACGCGTTGCTGGTAGCGGCATGCGCGGCTGTTACCCAGACCAGACCCTGCAATATTCTGTGGGCAGTCTTTGCAACTGGAGTGCTGCTTGTTGCCAGCATCAATAGATGGGGTCTTACCATCAGCAGACCAGCAGTCAGGCGCAGATACTTCACCATCGTATGCCTTGGCATAAAACACGCGTCCGATTTCAGGCGCGGCGGCAACGAACACAACGTCCAGATAGCGCTCTTCGATTGAGGCAATTTCTTTGCCGCCGCTGTACAAGCGGAACACGCCGCCCTTGATTGAGATACGCTTGGTGGTATCTACGTTGTTGCCAGCCAAAGCTTTGGCTACTGAGGACAAGCCCTCACGATTCTTTGCAAACGCTGGTACGTTTGCTTTGTTAAAAAGCGTCACATTGGTCATGTGATATTTCTCCTGATTACTTGGTTGGTTTGCGAACAGAGATTGCGTACTCAGTCAATGAGTTCAATCCGGGTGGTACGAGGCCGGGGTTATCTTCAAGGAATGTTGCCATATTGGTCTGCGCAATACGCTTCTCCAACAAATCAACGGCTTCGTGTTGAAGCACGAATGTCTTGAATGAATCCCAGTCTTGTGTGTTGTAGCGTGTCTTTGTGGACAACACTACAGTGCCTTGGTCAGTGCGCACAGAGGACACGCCCAGTGCAAGCATCTGATCTTTGAGGGCAATCTTCACGGTGTCTTGCTGCCGTTTGATTTCCTCAACTTCGTTTTCGTACGCTTGAGTCAGCTCTTGAATTCGAGCCGCCATCTTACGGTACACCTTTGCCAACTTGTCCATTGGGACAGTGGCCAATTCATTGCTCTCCTCTTGCGGGGGAGCGTCATCATCGACTGTTGCAGTCATTTGCTTCTCCTGTTTTTTTGTCTAACGTTTAACATCATACACGGAACAAAACCAAACACAACTCCTTTCTTTAAATATTTTTAACTTCGCTGTCGAACATATCAACCAACAACTTGTGGTCGTTTACTTTACCGGCCATTGCCGTGAATAGTTTTTTCTCAATAGGGCTTGACTCAATGTGTACCACAGTAACTTTGTCAGAGTCTTGACCTTTCCGATCTGCGCGGGCAATACACTGTGTGTACATCTCCACGCTCATCAGCGGGCCAAAAAACACCACGGTGTCAGCGGCAGTTAGGGTAATCCCGTGGGCGGTTGCTTGTGGTTGCAAGACAAGCACGCGTATCTTGTCAGTGGTCTGGAAGTCGCCAATGATTTGTCCGCGCTTGCTGGCGCTCACGTCGCCGTGAATTTGTCCCACGGCATAGCCCTGCTTGGTCAGATGCGTAACGATGGTAGCTATGCTGGAGCGGAACAACGCGAAGATTATGACCTTACGTTCTGTCTCCTCAAGCACTTCGTCGAGCACATGCAAACGCGGAGATGCGTCGAACTCAACAACCTCCCTGTCGTCTGTGTAGGCGGCACCACATGATATTTGTAGCAACTTGTTTACCGCAACACCGGCGTTAACTGCGCTGATTATTTCTCCCGCCGCACGCACCATCATCTGTTCTTTCAACAGCCTGTAGTACTTGTTCTGTTGCGGTGTCATCGGTACTTCACGCGTTACTGTGATGACTGGTGGTAAGTCAAGGCACTGCCCTTTTGTGAAACGGATTGCTGGTTGCAACGCTTCGTACACAAGCGACCTTGCGTTGTCTTTGGGTGTCCACTTGAACATGGTTATCTTGTTCATCACCTTGTCGCGCCACGCTGTTTGGAACTTGGGCACACCGCTTGGGTTAACCAATCGTGCAAGGCCGTACGCATCAACAGGCGACTGTGATGCTGGAGTGCCTGTCATCATCCACAGATATGTCTCAGGTTTGATGATGGATGCCAGCGCCTTCCAACGCCGTGTTGATGGGTTCTTGTATGCGTTGGCCTCATCGACGATCACCAAGTCAAAGCGCCCATCATTACGTATCTCATCAGCAATCAGGTTCAACCCATCGTAGTTGACAATGACGATTTCGTAGTCACGTTGAATCATCTCTATGCGACGCGATGCTTGTTGATGGTGGGCAACGATGGCGCTTCTGTGCATTGTGCTTTTCATGATGTCGCCCATCCACGCACTGTGCATGATTGACAACGGGCACAGCACCAACACTCTGCGCACTTCACTGCGTTCCATCAAGTAGTCAGCCGCCCACAAGGCAGCAAGCGTCTTACCAGTGCCGGGGTCGTTGAAACAGAATGCTCTGCGATGTAGCGTCAAGAACGCCGCTGTTTCAATTTGGTGATCCATAGGCTTGTGCTTGCCCGGCCATCCATAGCGTCCCTTGATTGGAGACGGAACATCTTTCACACCAAGGTTTTTTAATACACGACTTTCGTCAAGCCCCCAGTAAACAGCAACTTGATAGATGCCATCTTCTTCACCGATTACTTTGTGCTTTGGAATGATGCTGTACTTGCTCGGGTCGCGTGTGCGTAGCACCAACGCTTTGTTGTCAATAATTTCCATTTCTTCTTCCCAGTACGTAGTACGTTATTTTTTCATCAGTATCAATTTTTAAGTCAGTGTAGTGCGACACTAGATTTCTGTTCATCAACTCTTGCGCTACTTTAACAATCTGTTCTTCTCTTATTTCATCCATGTGTTTCAGTGTTACTGCACGACTGCCAAACCGCGCCATCCATAAATTTTTTAAAGTTTCAGTTGGCACATCTGTGTACTCTGTTGTTATATGTCCGGGCGGATGAAGTGTGTTTATATGGACATCATCGTCTTTAAAAACTACGCGTGGGTCTGTCCAACCAAAAATGTTTTGAAGCCTACTCATGCGTCCTCCTTCAGTCGCGCCCACGGCGTGTTGCTGGCGTGGAACTCAACTTCTTCCATGAGTTTATTTCTGTGAAGTCTTCCTGATGCGTCCGACCAGAACTCGTCATCTATCTCAGACACGTCTACCCACAAGTCGCCAAACTTTACACGCCACATATCTACCAGTCTTGATAGCGGGATGGCATACGCCTCGCGTTGGTTGGGGTCGTCTACGCCGCGCATGTTGCTTACTATTCTTGATTTTATTGTTTGTGCTCGCGCTGCCCCATACATATTCATCTGCTGTGCTGCTTGTATGTTGTGCGTTACTTGTGCTTGTTGCATAGCTTGCTGCACTCCCATGCCCATACCTGCATTTCGTGTGCCTTGTGCATTAGCGTACGCTTCTAGTTTTTCTTTCAGGTCTTCACCCAATGTTTTCATTTTTCCCACTTGCTTCTCCTTTTATTGCTCTGGCATGCGGCATACATACCGCGCTCTATCTGTTAAAAAATGGACTTCAACTTCTCCGAGTTGTTTAAGTCTCTTGAACGCTGTGTTAAAGAACTCATCGTCCTCTAGCTCAGTTAGGTCTATCCACTTGTTTCCATAACGTGCTACCCACAAATCAATTAGTCTGTTGACGGGGATGTTGAACGCTTCGGAGTCAAGCATTGCTGTTGTGACTTCACTTTCAACAACAAGTTTGGCGTGTAGTGCACAGTCTGCAATTTTTACGCGGCTACCGCTTGATACTGTGGTCAGATTTACGCTCGAAGCTCCTGTTGTCTGATGCAGATTTGACGCGTAGATTGCCTCGAACTGTTGCGCCGCCTTTTGAAAGAGGCTTTTTGTGGTCGACATCTTTTCCATCTCCTTTGTGTACAAGCCCTTCTTTCATAAGCATTGCGCGTGCTTTGTTTCGAGCGGCTCTTTTTTTAATGATTTCTGGTTTCTGTTCGTACTTTGCGTACGACGGACGGTCTTCTGGATTTTTGTAAGGCATGAGTGTTCCTTAGTGTTTTGGATTGAACTCGCATGTTTTCACCGGACACCAACCGCACAGAGGCGTTTGGTTTGGGTTCCACACATCGTTTGCGAATGATGCTTCTAGCCGCGCATAGCGTTCACGGTAACCCCACCAATGTTTTTTTGCTTCGTCCGATGTCATTGTCATCTTTACAAAGTCGTTCTTCACAAGAAATAACAACGCTGAGTTAACTCTGCGTATGTGGGGGAAGTGCGCAAACACCATGATTGACATGAGCACAAGTTGATCGCGGTCTGGGTACTTGTTGTTGCCGGTCTTGTAGTCTGCCACCCATGCGGTCAGGTTCTCGTCATCAACAATTAACAGGTCTGCGATGCCACGCACCCATACGTTATCTGCTTTCCAACTTGTTGGCAAGAGGTCTGAAGTCAACGCCATCTCATACTCAGCCAGCTTACGGCCAGACTTATTCAGCAACGCATCCACCACAGGTTGGAACTGCGCGTACTCAGGCGGGATTGGTTTGCCCTCCTTGACATACATCTCCAACGCTTCGTGGACTTGATTGCCGTACCGCGTTGCCTCAGTCTCTGTGAACGGGTAGTTCTTCAGTACCTTGACTTCTTGGTAACGGCGCTGACAACCCTCAAAGTCTTTGAGGGAAGAGTGTGACCATGCTGGTTTTTTCATAGTTGGGCTGAGTCCACGGCAAGGGATAAGCGGTTGGCAAATGCTGTCACAAACTTCTCGTCGTAACACAGGGTGCTGTTCATGTCGTGTAGTACGGCATGCGTCAACTCGTGCCAGAACGTGTCAGCCATTTCTGCTTTGTTGAGTTTGTTGCCCTGCTCATCATGTGTCGCCATCCAAATGATGCCGTGCTGATAGTCAATCGCGGCAAGGGTGTTCTTTGTCCTTGCTTGTTTGACCTTGATGATTGCGTAGGTCTTGGTGCCTACTGTTATTTTCTTGGGTATTTGCATGATGCTCTCCTCATGATTTTGCTAACCCGTACCTACGGTGCGCACCACCGTCAGCGGCCAAGGGTATCCCCGGCATGTAACTCGGTTCCATAGTCATCTGCGCCAAGACCCAAGTCTTAGCGTCAGCAACTTCTTCATCCGGCACAACAGCGATCAACTCGTCGTGCACCGTTCCAGCGATGGGGTACTTCTTCGATACCCTCAACATGCCATCCGTCATCACGATTCTGGCAAGCGCTTGCGTCACATTGTTCGTTATCTTACCTGCATACAGCTTCGTTGCACGCTCTCCGTACACCCACTGCGGTTTGCCGTTATCACCCTGTTCAAGGCGAAGATTGGGGTACAGAAGTTTCATTCCGTTTGGTAATTCTATCTCGCCTTTGCGGAATGTCAAACACTTGTGCTTGTGCTCTTTACCCAGATACAAACATCTGGTTATAAGCTCGCTGAACAACCCCCACATGGACACAATCGGCCAAGCAGTACGGCGATAGGTGTCGATGATTGCCTTGGCGGCGAGGGCGTGGGTCAAGAGTTCTTTGTCAGAACAAGTGTGGGGGATGTCGAACAGCTTGGTATCGTTGCCGTCCCAGCTGGCAAACTCCTGTGCGTACTCAGAGTTAACCCCTAACGCCTTGGCGAAGTCTTTGGAGTACCTGACAGGCGGCGCACCAAGGAACCCCACAAGAAGCTGGGACGCGAACGATGCCCAACCGAGACCATACCCGCAACCCAAGAGCGCACTCTTCGCAGACTGCCGGAGGTCGGGATGCGAGTCCTTAGTAAGTCCGGGTATGTTAAACATCTGCGCTCCGAACGCCGCGTAAGGGTCACCACCTGACCTGAAGATGTCAAGCATCTCATAGTAATCCGAAAGCCACGCGAGTACTCGCGGTTCAATTTGTGAGAGGTCACCGACGACCAGACTGTACCCTTCGGGAGCCATAATCGCTTTGCGTAAGAAACTTCCACGCTTGAGGTTTTGCATGTTGATTGCTGAACCTTTTGCTGCCGTCCACCTGCCCGAGAGAGCACCGTAATACGAGAGCGGAACCGGTAGTTTGCCGCGCTGGCTAATGTCAAGGAAGCGTTGTGCACGTGTGCGCTCGGTTGTGGATTTAACTTTAAGGCGTGCCTCACAAAGGAGGGCAACGTCTTCACGTTCACCGTTGAGCAACGCTTGGAAGAGGGCATCATTCTTTGCAAAAGCGTACGTCGTTTTGCCGGTAGTTTTACTGACCTTAGTCGGGGGAGTAACCCCGAGGCTTTCAAGTACGTTTGCAAACTTCGGGTTCGACGCAAGCTCAACTTCTTGTATGCCGAGTTTTTGTAGTAGTCCTTCACGCAGTTCTCCTTCTTCTGTCAGTGCTTTGATAAGCATCTTGCTGTCAAGCTCAAGCTGTGGTCGTGTGTACATCTTGAGCGTCATGTCGATCAGACGCAATTCGGATTTGGGATAACCGGCTGAGAGTCGTTTGAAGATTTCCTCGCACAGGTACACATCATGGGCACAGTACTCGGCGAGTTCTCGTTCAATGGTAACGTCCAGTTCAAGTAGTCCGTTGGTGCTGTGTACAGCTGTTCCTTTAGCAGGGAGTCCAAAAGCTTCTGCAAGTTTGGCGAGGGAATTACCAACCTCCACGCCGCGTAAAGCTCGCGCCATTGATAGTGTGTCGAAGATGAATGCTGGTCTGGCGTTATATATCCACTCCATAATGGATACATCGAACTGTGCGTTGTGCGCAAGCACTGCGGTTCGTCCCCAGTTGATTCCAGAAAAGTATTCACGTAGTCCATCTCCTCCAACCCATTCAATTGGACTATCGGCTCCGAACTCATGTACGCATACTCCAAATGCTTGAAACCTTTTGTCACGGATGTACTCCTCTGTTGTCATTTTTGATAATGTGTACTCTTTGCTGTCCCACCGAGTTTCAAAGTCGATGGTCAGGATGCGGTCAAATGGTTTTGTCAATTAAATGCCTCCTTTGGGGGAGCGTCCATAATGTTTAAGAATCCGAAAAAACTGTTGACCTCCAGCAGCATCTCTGCGGCTTCCATTTCGTCACAGTTCATCGTGGTGAGGGATGTTATCTCGCCCTCTTTTTTAACCATCAGCACAGCTTGGTTTGGGTTGGGGCCGTAGCATGTGACCAGCGCCAGCACAGACATCTTGAAGTGCAGCTTCTCGTCATCATCCATCAGCGTCAAACGTTTTTCTAATGCGTCTTCGTCTTTCATGTCAGTACCTTTCTAAGTTCGTTTATGTTGTCTTCGTTCACCACCATTGCTACTCCCCCTGCGCTTCTTATGCGGCGCATATGTTCTTCTTGTAGTGCGGTTGGTTTATTCTTCCCCGCCTTTGCCTCTACCCCAATGAACACACCATTGGCGCATACAAGAAAGTCTGGCACCCCTGAGTTGCCGTAGCCTGTGCCGATTGGCATGGCGTAGTACACGCCCAGCTCGTCCAACAGTTTCCTGATTTGTTTTTTAACTTTTACTTCCGGTGTCGATGCCATACAGTTTCCTTTGAATTGGTGAGGGGGTCAAGTAGATTCCGCGCCCCCTCGGTTCGCGGTTGGAAAGCTGAACAACAGCGTAGTCCAATGCTAAGCGGCGCTGTTGTTCGTGGTGCAGTGGTTACATCTACTAGGTTTGCACAGACCACATTAAATACCCCCGCTTAGCTGGTTACGATTTTTTCTCTGACAATAAACGTTTTTTTCTGCTCTCTGTGAGCACTTGCTTGAGCCATTTAGTTGCTCCTAGCAACTTCCATTCCTCGTATTGCCACACCGTCAACCGTGTGCCAATGCGTTTTTGTGTTGTTGTCAATTCAGTCTTGGGTCTTGGCATTTGTGGTCATCTCCAGCGGACTTGGTTAAAAATATAAGGTAACAGTTACTGCACCGCCATACAAGACCTTCTTGCACGACCGTTCTGCGCTCCCCGTGTTCCCCACGCGATTTACCAAAAAATGTTCTGATTGCTTCAAGCATGTCTACTCCAGTCTGTGTATCCAAGAATTTTCATCATAGCTGTCTCATGGATTGCGTCCCCCCAATAGCGAACGCCGCCTTCTGTTACAACGAACCGCCATAGCGTCCCATAGTCATCGGTCGTGTACCAAACATCTCGCGTCGTGAGTCTGCCGTTGATGTCGTGTACCTCAAGCACCTTGTTGCTCCTTCCATCGTTTACACATACGTTTCACAGTATCAGTTTGGTGTCTTTTGTCTTTTCTCAAACAGATTTCACTTAGCTGTCGTTCTTTTGCTTTTTGCTTCAGCGTTTTTTCCACTGGCGGCGTGGGTTCGGGGAACAAGCCATTCCACCCTGTTGCCATAAGCGCCACGCTGAGTATGAGTCGGTCAATCATGTGTTGAGTTCCTTGAGTTTGGCTTCAATGCTCTTTGCAAATGATGTGACCATAGTCATGGTGCTTCTGTCGGGTTTTGTGGCTTCTTCCCACAAATTCCTAATTTCTTCTCCCTCTAGCCCTACCCATGTGCGCCGTGTGTACAAGGGGACGCGATCTAAATTTGCGACAGTCGGCGTATGCCATTTGATCGGCTCTGCAAATTCCAGTCTGCGCTTTTCAACATTTATGTATGCAATTGGTTCTTGTGTCATGTGTAATCTCCCTCTTCCGTATGTTCAGTCAGTCTTGCCATCAGCCGTGCAATGCGTTGTTCGTTGTATTGAATAGCCGCATTGGCATACTCAGCCGCAGTCTCAGCTTCCAGCTTGCGCAGGTGTGCTTCCCGCAGTTCATTGGCAATGACTTCGTGAATCGTCCTAGCCCTCAACACTTCTTTGATGTATTTGACGGTGGTGGTTCTGAAACTCATTGCTCTCTTGCCTTCATCATTGCGTCTGCCACCTTATGTGCGGCAAGTGCAGTGTCCTCAATGTCCATGTCGTGTCGCCAATCAGAGCACGATAGCAACGCTTGCATAGCCTTTGCCGCAAAGTAGTCCCGCAGTGTCATGCCGGGGTTGTAAGGCGTAACCCCTGTGCCTGTTGGAAATGCTGGTGGGTTGTTCATTTCTTCATTCCTCTTATGTAGATTGCAAACGAACTGATGGTGTCCTGACCAAAGCCATTCAACTTCTCAATGGCTAATGCCACTTCTTCGATAACACCATTGCGTAGCTCGTCATAGAACTCTTGCTGTGTCTTGGCTTGCTCTATTGGTTTATCGTTCATTTCTTCATACTCCTTACAAGCTCTGCGGCACTGTCCATCCATCGTCTGCCCATGATGTCATCAGGTGAACATCCATCACGCGCCTTTTCAAAACGCTGTGCCACTTCTTCGATGACGTTGTTGCGTGCCTGTGACAATTCTGTCTGTCGTCTAACCAAGTCTTGTGCTATTTTGCTTAGTCGTTCAATGTTATCGAACGCCTCGTCCTCTTCAGGTGTTGTCGGTTCAATCATCCTTGCCCCCATTCTGTAAAAAGTAAATTGCCGCAATAAACACTGCGCCAACAACCACCACCATGAACGCTCCAAACGCCATCAAGGTCACAGTAACAAGTACATCCCACATGTCAACCTCCAAACAGCTTCTTCAGCTCATCATACAAAGCTCGCGCTTGTTTTAAGCCAATGTTGTTGATAATTGTGTCCGCATCCCACTGAGTTGTTATGGTACTTTTAGGTGTCAGCGCGGCAATGCCAGCACTCTTTGGCACCGCCTTCGGTTTACTCACAATCTTGTTGATGCGCTTACCCGCTGCTCTGAACTGTCTCGTTGACTTCAGCGGTGTGTAACTGGGTATACATACGGTATACCTCCCGTTGTGGTCTTTCACCATCTGGTTTTGTTTTGTGAACTGCGTAAGCAACGAGCCTATCGACCCTGAGTTGAACCCCCTTGCAACAAGTACTGAGCGTATCTCACCGCTGGTCTTGTTTGGGTTGTTCTTGACATAGTTGAATGTCTCTTGCGTCACGTTGTTGGTTGGCGTGAATTGTTGTGGTAATGCTTTCACTTTTTTCTCCTGTTGAATTTGTTTGTCGTCTTGTTCCCACGTTGAAAGCGCAGTGGACAGCGCGGTCTTTAAATCAGGCATGCTGCTTCTCCTTGTGTTAACTCTGTTGGTATCTCGACTTCATCACCCATCTTGGACGCAACATAGCAACGCATGGCTGCAATGAGGGGGGTGGGGCCACATACAAAGGCATCCCGATAGAGTTTTATTGATTCCTCCCCTATGCCGACTGCTTTATTTGCCCCTAATGTTGCCGCCCACAATCGCCGCCCCATATGCCCCGCTTTTTCGCGCACAATAAAAATGCTTTCCCTCTCAATAATCATCCCACCTTGTGCCCAGTTGGTTGATGGGCTAATAGGGTCACTGTGTAAACCCATGTCCCCACGAAAAACTCGCACTGTGCCGTTGAGCACGACTGGTATGGACTTGAATGGTGCGGGCATGTCGCACTCGCACTTCACCACCGCCCAATCAAGGGCGGCTCCTGTCAGTTGGTTTGTTTTCATTTGTGTTTTTCTTTGCATGAGTGTTCCCTCCTCTTAGAAACTGAACTTACTTAAGATTGCGTCAACATTCTTCTTGACATCTTGACGCACAGCCTCGTTCTTGCGTAGCTCAGTTGGTGTGACACCAACCAGTACTTGTTCGAGGTCACGACGCGCTGTCTCCAACGCGGTGTCGTTCACAATGTTGAGTGCCTTGGTCAGGTCACACAACTCCAACGCACCTTCTACCAAGGTGTCGTGGAAGCGACGGGGCTTCGCCTCACCTTGTACATAGTCAGTTGTCAGTCGGTCAGACATACGCTTGAGATGACTGCCAAGGCGTTCACGCACATCTGCCATCGCATGGTCGATGCGTTCTTGTGTCAGTTTGTCGAGCTTGGCTTTCAACTCAGCCTGTGCGGCATTGCCCACATCTACGCGGAAGTCACCCGATGTAGGCACAGGCATGTAGTTAACACGAAACGAAAACTTGGTCATGATTTCGTTGGCGCTTGGGTAGTCATCTCTCTTGAACATGTCGCCCAGAGCCATAGCCTGCGCAGTAATCAGCGAGGGGTAGATTGCCACGAATGACTTGACTATCGCAGTGAACTCATGCTCGAAGTCATCCAGCTTTTCTGTGAAAGACATGAACGATGTGTTGGGCAATAAGCGCAGACCAGAGTCAGACCAAGGCGATGTCTTGTCATACACATACTGACGCGCACGACCGACAGCTTGCTGGATAACCTCCAACTCTGTGCGACCTGCAAGCAGGTGTTTGTTGACACGCGCCGCATCCTTGGCGGCGGCGTGCTTGGTTGCTACAACCTCATCGGTTGTTGTCCTGTCCAGCTTGCGTGCTGTCCAGACAGAGGCGTTGAATTCAACGAGCATCGCGCATGTGTCGATGTTGTAACGGGGTGTAGTTGATGTGTTCATGTTGTGCTCTCCTTGGTTGATTGATTACTTGTTACCGAAATAAATTTTGTGCTCGGACAACATCTTGCCGAAGTTGGCAATGGTTGCGAACACACCTACACGCTGAGATGTAGCGACGGTGTTGCAGAAGATTGACTGCATCTCTGCACGCATACGCCACACATACTCAGTGACTGCCTCAGCTTCTTCGCGTGTCTGTGCACGAGATACAAACTGGAAGACTTGAATCAACTGCGCGGTTGGGTTGTCAGACATCGGTGCCTTGGCAGGGTCAGCGATAACACGCGCATAGTCACAGATGTCACGACCGAAGCGAACGAACGATGCCATTGCCTCGGCAGTAACGACACCGACAGTACCGATAAGTGCATGCTCGAGTGTGTCGTCGTCGAGTGTGTGCATGCCCTCGTCCAAGATGTCACCAGCGGCAACGAGGGAACGAGGCGTTGCATACGCAAGTTGTGTGGACTTGGGATTGAAGATGTGTGCGTTGTCTTTGGACAGCGTCTTACCCTCAAACTTGCCACCCTTCTCGTAGTCGAGGAACGAGTCCATGACCATTGGGTTGTTGTCAACGAATGCGATGACCATAGGATTGATACCCGCATCGGTAGCCCAACGCACCCACTCGACCGCAGTCGGCTTGCGCATCTTGACGAACACAAGACGATTGCGTAGGTGAGCTTGGATGGAATCGCCAAGACCTTCGACCGAAAGATTGGTAGCGGCAAAGACAACGCTACCCTCGACGAAGTGATAGTTGCCAACGCGTTGCTCGTAGACGATAGGCGCAAGAACATTCTTGATGAACTGCGGTGCCTTGGCTATCTCATCTAAGAACGCCATGATAGGTTTGCCACCGTTAACGCCGCGCTGATTAGTCTTGGATACACCGAAGCGTTCATTGGGAAGCTCACGCGACACGCCGTTCTCACGGTCAAGGTCAGGCATCCACACTGAACCATCGGACAACTGAGTGCAGTCGATGGGGTCAACGGCAATGTGATTGGCAAACTTAGGCAGACGCTTGAGTTGATGGAACAACGCAGTCTTGCCGATACCGTTCTCGCCCTCGACGATGACGGTACGCTTGTGACCCACAGCAGAGATGAGGTCAATGACTTGAGAAGAAGAGAGGTATTTATCCATGATTACTTTCCTTTGTGTTTATTAAAGATTGATATGCAAGACCTTGCCGTGAGTGGGAACGAACGAGTCGTTGTCCACCACACCCCACAGAGACGGCATCGGGGTGCTAGGCGTATCGCAACCGAGGTATCCATCGGTTAGCCACACGATTGCTTTGGCATCTATCTTGTGCTCACGAATGTAGTCGACAACAACTTGTGGAGTTGTGCCACCACCGCCTTGAGGTTTCAAGAGAGATGCAATCTGCTCATAGTCAGCAGGCTTGAACACTTGGTCACCGCACACTTCGTTGTCCCACCACAAGATACGAACAGCCTCGGGTTTTACTTGCGAGAGCATACGAGCAATCTCACCAAAGAGCAGACGATAGTGCGGATACATAGAGCCTGATGTATCAGGTGCAAGGATAAGCTCACCGACTGTCTCGTTGAAGTGTGAGGGCATGATGAAGCCAGACGCAAGCAGTCGTTTGTTGGGAGGACAGAAGCGTGAGTTCTCGTCACCACTACACACAGACACAAGCCAGTCTTGCATGGATGGTATCCAGTTAGTCATGCGTTCCTTGGCATGACCGAAGATGTCACGCCCGCCACCACCTTTGCCCGCCAACTTACGAGCAAGCATCTCGCCTTGACGATTGGCATCGTCAATCTGTTTGCCCAGCTTTTCTTTCTCATCATCGGCAAACTCGCCATCCTCATGTGCATCGATGGGTTCATCGTATCCGTGGTCATCGCTGTTGCCGCCCTCGCCATCCTCGGGTTCCTTGCGTCCTTGTTTGATGAGGTCGTTGAGTACCTGAGGGAAAGACCAGCCGAAGTACTTGCGGTCAATCAGTAGCGTTTGTGTGGGGCGTTCAACGAATGTGAAGTTGGGGTCAAGCTCTTCGATGAGTGCGTTGACCACATAGTCCTGCGCGATGTTGCTGAGCTTAGGCATGCGCTTAATCTCTGCACGATACAACACACAATGCTTGAGTGCAACATGGAAGTTCTCATGCAGTACTAGGTAGCGCAGTTGCTTGCGGTTGAGTGGCGCGATGAAAGTAGAACCGTACTTCTTGTCACGCCCGTTAGTGGATGCGGTAGGCACCTTGTCTGATACCTCAGACTTGCCCATACATATCACACCGCTGAGCAATGCAAACCGATGGTCACGCATGCAGTCGATGTTGCACGCCTGAACCCGTTGGTTGAGGGTCATCTTCTCGAAAGTCATTTGCTTCTCCTGTTTAGTGTTTGTACAATTCTAGCATGCCTGTCAAAGGTTTGACAGGCTTAGATTGCTAGGGGTTTTTACCAGTGCACATTACTGCGCGGGTAATCTTTCTCCACAACAAATTGTGGAATAGTCTGCTTGACCGACTTCTTGTCCAAGTCCAGCGCCTTGAGGATGCGGGTCGACACCGTTTTGCGTAGGTCTTCTGCGGTGATGGGCTTGTCCAGTTTGTCGATGCTGTCGTTCTGGTTATTTCTCCATGCGTAGTCAAGCGTGAAGCCCTTTTGGTCGTATGCACGCTTGGATGCCAACACATTCACCGCGTCTTGACACATCTCAAAGAAATCATCAACCATTGATTGCGGTGGTGGGTCGTAGTGCGCTATTGCCTCGACTGCTTCACGATAGTGGTATGTCTGCATACCGCTGCCCCACGGACGACCTTTGCCGTTGCTCAGCTCTGCGCTTGCAACAAACTCAGGCAGTCGCATCTGTGCAAGCATGATGAAGTTATCGAACCGCTTGAGTATCTCTGCGCGTGCCGCCTTGTCATCGTTGCCCGACACCATTCTGTAATGTGGTGTGTGGACTGAATGCGCGGGGTCGAGGAACCCATCAACGAATATGAAGTCAGCGCTGAAGCTAACGCCGTCGTTGTGTAAGGATGACCTGTTGTAGATGGGTGCCACCACTTTCGTGCCATCAGCAAGCTCTGTTGTGTGACTTCTTGATACGCCAAGGACATGGTACATAAAGTCTCTGCTGGTAATTAAGTTGTCACCCATGTACAAGCGGCGTTCATGTTTCTTGCCGTCGACCATCGTGGGTTCGTAGTACCTTGCCATCACTGTGTTGTACAGAACGACATCGTAATACTCGGGGTGCTTGACCACGCGGTAGTGGTGGTAGGTCTTGTACAATGGGCGTTCGTTCTCTGCCCACTTCTTACTGCGTACTGCGCCGCGCTTGTTGAACACTGATGTTGCTTCAGTGTAGTTGCGTACCCAAGATATGTGTCTTGTTGTGTTTCCAAACATGTTGCTTACTCCTGTGTTGTTGATTTGATTGCGGGGAATTCGGTGTTGACTGAGTGCGATGCGTAGATGTAGTCCCAGAGCATGTAGTTGTTGTCGTCGGGACTCTCATGTATTTCTTCTGCACCATCCTCACCCACTTGTACTCTTCGCCAGCTTGCTTCTTTGTAAAGCTCGACTGCCCAATCTAGCATTGCATGGTGTGCTTTCACATCATCGTAGCTGTCGTACCACTTCACATCCTCTGCTTCAAATGTGATGATTGGTTCTTCGTACCGCACTTCGCACTCATTAATTGCATTTGTCCAATGCTCATCGTTGCGATGCTTGACTAACTCAACGAATGTGTCTCGCTGGTCTGTTGTATCAAAGCGTATGACATACGCTACTTGTGACCTGTATCCCATCTTCTATCTCCCCTTTGTTGTTGAATCTCCAGCCATTGATGTATATGAGGTCTTTGAATGCTTCCTCACTCGTGTAGCCCTCATACTCCTGCCTCAAAGCGTCATAGATTTCATCGGCGTATTCTTTTGCCCGACTAATCGCAAACTCTTCAAGCTCGCATACCAAGCGTTCGGTGTCGATTGCTTGGTCTAACTCATGCACCAACGCACCTTGCAAGATGCCGTGCTCAAGTAAATCGCCGTTGTCCTCACCCAGAGATGCAAAGCACTTGATGCCGTCGTAGCTCATCGACCCTGAGTGGTTGTAGTAGAACGACCTGCGTTGCACGCCCATCGTTGGTTCTACCCATTGATTGCGTATAAGCTCGACCAGTACTGTGTACCTTGAGAACTCAGGATGTTCGTGTGTGACGAAGTGCTCAATGAACGGCATGAGTTGTACACACCCTGTCCACGAAGCACCATCGCCTTGAGAAGAAAACCCGCTGAATTGAATTTCATCAATGCTGAAACCTTTAGCGAAGCCCTCTTCTTTGAAGCGTTCGTACACACACTCGTACCAATCATCAGGCGGTTCGCCATACAGGCGTATGGCGTTGTCCTTTGCTTGTTGTGATAGGTCTTCAAATTCCACGGTTTCTGTCCCACACAACGCGCACATTCCATTCCTCCATTTCTTTGTGTATTGCTTTCTCAACATACTCGTCTATCACTTTGTTCAATGCCTCCTTCAGTTTCTTGTCAAGTATCTCTTCCATAGTTTCAATAATCATCTCCTCCACACGGCTTGCGTCAGGATAGTCGTTGCTGTCCAAGTACATCTCTATCTTGTCGTCAACATCGTACGCATCAAACTTGTCATCGAAGTCATAGTCTGTGATTGCGTCGTGTATCTGGTCGCTGATGTCTGTGTCACGAATTTCTCTGCGTACTTGCTCTGTGATGATGTCGTCGACGATTTCTCTAACGCTGTCTTGCGTCAGGTGTTCCTCTGTGTCGTTGTGTTCATCTATTGATTCTTCTGTGATGTCTTTGATTGCCTCCCTGAACGACTCGTCGATGTACTTCACAGCACTATGAGCTTCGAGCACGGCGCTGACCTTCTCGTTGACTTGGGTATCAATGTGCTCATTGATAGCGTGCAGTAGTGTGTGTATGAGAGTTGGCTTGGGCTGAGGCGTTGGGGCTACCTCGGGGGTGAGCTGTGTTGCTTGTTCCAACGCTTGTGTTTCTGGTTGAGTGATTTGATTCATGATTGCTTTCCTTTTTAAAATGTTGGTGAAGCGCACCAACGACGCAACTGGCAGACACCATGTCTGCGAGTTTTTCTACGAAAAAGAGGTATGAGTGTTCCCTACGCTATGCGCCATGCGAATAGGTCGAGGAGGAGGACTACGAGTGCGGCTGTGTACACAAGTACAAAGGTGAGGTTGGTCATGTTGTTAGTCTTTCCTTGGGTGTGTATTTCATTCTTCTAACTCCCTGAATTTAAATGGCACATTTACTTTACTCAACATGTTGCCCTCACAATCAAAGACAACCATATTGAAGAACCCCAGTTCTTGGCGTATGTGTACATAGCCGATGTCTTTTGTGACTTCGTGGTGCGCGTCGCTGTACACATCAAACTTGATAACGACTGAATCGTCATTGAGTCTGTCTGTACGCAAGGCAATGCGTTCATAGCTTTTCAATTTCATTCTGCTTCTCCTTGATAACACCAAACATCCTGTTGCAAAGCATCAGGTTCGTATTCGCCATTGGCAATTTCCAACAGCATGGACACCAGCGTGTCCATAGTCACATCACTTCCCAGCCATGCGACCAGTTGTTCTCTTGTTACTTTCATTCTGCTTCTCCCTCAATAGTTCTGATTGCTTCTTCAATGGCGGCTATGCCATCGTCCTTGTTGCCCTTTGTCAGGTCGTACAGGGCGGCGTTGAGAATCTCCCACACCAGTTGTGCGGTGCGTGCGTCTATGTCTTTAATCATTCTTCTCTCCCAAAGTTGTTTGTACAAACTAGCAGACACCATGTCTGCCAGTTACTTACGCCGAGCCAGTAGCTCGGGCACTTTCATGCGTTCCTTCTCCTCCTTTCCTATGCTCATCCACCTGTCACGCAAGGACTCGACTCCGAAGTCGGACACCAAGTCCCACCAATCTTTCTTAATCCTTTTGTACTTGTGCGGGTCTGCCTCAAAGTCGAGCATGATGCGCCCCATCTCTTTCTTCAGCACCCGCACATACTTATCCAACAACCCTGCATACACATCGTTGCCCGCTTCATGGGCGTAGCGTAGCTGTGCATTTATCTTTCTGATTTCATATGTCATTGGTGCAAGGGTTTCTTTGAGTTGTCTGCGCCATTGGTCAACCCACGCTTCGTATCTCGCCTTGCTCATGATGAGCCGCGCCATGCGTTTGCGTTCGTCCAGTATCAGCTTTGCTTTCACTTCGCTTATGTCACCACTCACCATCATGTTGTGCAGTTGCTTGGGTGTCTGCTTGCGTGGGGGTGTGCGCTTGGGTTGGCAGTCCTTGCAGTTCTTTGAGCTGATGGTCATGAGTACCTCACCTTTCATACCCCGTGCTTGCATTTGGGCACGAGATAGTCGGCGTTTGAATTGTGCAAGGGGCTTGTCTGCCCCACATTTGGCACATTTTTTGTAGTCCTTTTGCATGAGAAAGACCTTTCCTTTTAGTGGGAGATACCCACTTGTTGCTCGACGATACCCACCATTTTGCGTACTTGGACACTCTAGTGGGTGCGGTGTTTTACCAGTAAACATCGAGGATTGTAGAGCACCATCCCCACATACCTACCCAGTTTCCAGAGAACACAAACCTTTTTTCTTTTTTTCAAAGCAAACCACACCCACTTGCCCGTATATATATATATCTATCTTTTAATCTCTTATATATATATAGGTATTGTGGGCTGGACATTGCTTGAAGCCCCGCCAACGCTGGAAGAATTGCGCACCCAGTAGTGTGTCCAGTTGCGCAGAATGGTGGGTATGATACCCACTACTGTATATAAACACAGTAGAAGGATTAGTTACTGTATGTTCATGCAGCTTTTTGTTATTTTTTGAACTGGCAGACATCGTGTCTGCCAGTTTGCCTGTTGTCAGAGGAGTTTGAGTTGTGTGCATTGAGCCTTTACTTTTTGCCAGTCTTCTTCCCAGACATACCAGTCCCACCTTGCCTGTCGCAAGGCTTCGGCACGCCTTGGGTCTTTGCGCCTGAGTTCCTCATCGGCTTTGAGTTGCGCCTTGAGGGCGCTGAGTTTGGCTTTGATTGCGGGTTTCATTGGGCTTCCTTTCAGACAAACAGATACCAGACGGGAGAGAATGTGCGCTTGCAGGCAATAGCCATGCGGTATTCGTGCGCAAGGATTTGACGGATTTCTTTGAGTTGAGCTTTAGTCATGATGCTTTCCAGTTAAGTTGATTGACAAAGAAAAGAACAGCGGTGGGACGAGACATCCACACCGCTTTGAAAAAACTCGCAGACAAGATGTCTGCCAGTTTCAGATTGAAGCCAAGAAGCGACGCTTCTCAGCCGCAGTCATTGCCTGATACGCTGTCACAAGCTTGGTTACCTTGTCCTTCTTCTTGCTTGTCTTTGGTTTCTTTGCGTCTGCCTCGACATCCACAAAGATGTTGTCGAGAATCCTATCGGTGCGTCTTTGCTCGGCAGTACCTCGCCCGAATGTCCAACCACGCTGACCCTCGTAAGGCTTGCGTGTGACCTTGGGCAGTTGCGTCACATAGAACACGACATAAGGCACAGCGTCCTTGCGTGTGCCTACACCGTTGGCAAGCAAGGTGTCGAGCAAACTGGCAGACGAGATGTCTGCGAGTTTCAGGGTAGGAACGATTGCACGATAGGTGTTTGCATTGATTGCTGTTGCGAGTTTCATAGATAGCTCTCCAAAAGAAAAACCCCGCAACTGGCGGGGCGACAGAACGACTGAGTTCCCCCAATCGATAAATCTATTATAGCACAAACAGGTTTGGCAATACCCTTGACACGATAAATGTGAATACCTTAGACCCCACCGTACCCCCATGACCCCATATGTCAGCGAGGCATGCGTCGTTGTGTGAACACTATTCCCCTCCGATTCTCAGCACTTCTGTAATACTTAAGTTGTTTAAGTATCCAATCCCGTTTTTTAAGTATCTAGTACCCCCCATAAATTTTATAAAAATTCCAAACAACCTTTGTCAAACGTTGGACAGCAACACCTATAAAAAAACCCCCCGACATTGCTGACGAGGGGTGTTAACAGTTGGGTCACAACTGAGGAGAGAGCAAGTGCTTGCGCAACTGCTGGAAATAAGTGTACACTGCACTCCAACGCGCAACAACCCTGTGAAAAAACACAGCTATAAAAATGTTGGAGCATTTGGTGCAGTTTTCCCCAGACGACGCCGGTCTGGACGATTTTGTAAGTATTGCAGCTGTATCGTCAGCGGATTTACTGTCGGCGCAAATAGCCACGGCAGAGTTACTGGATGAGCTGGGTGTCACGCCGGATGACCAGATAAGTTACGAAGCCCAGACCCACGCGGCCCGCGACGCTTTCAAAGTGGTGATCGCCGACCAAGACTCTGAAGAACAGAAAACCAAACTGCTCCAATTAAAGACCCCCGCCGCTGTGCGCCACATTACAGGCATGTTGACAGCATATGACTGGGAATTTGTACAGATGGCCAAAGAACTCCGTGGGTACACGGTGGCCAAGTTGTTTGAGGAAACCCAATCCCCCAACGCCAACATCCGACTGAAAGCCTTGGGCCTCTTGGGCAAGGTCACGGAAGTCGGGCTGTTCACCGACAAGATCGAAGTCAAGAAGACAGACCTGACCGACGAAGAGATCGACAAGAAACTCAAGGACAAGCTTGCCGCCTTCATGGGCGTGCAGGATATGGACGTTGTGGAAGACATTGAAATAAACGAACCACCTAATGAAACTCAGCAACCTGACGCTCAGCCCGACTGAAATTCAGGCAATCCAAAAAGCCCTCCCTACCATGTCCCTAAGAGAGAAGGTGGAGTTGATGGACGTGTTGGAGGAACGTGAAAAACGTTACAAACTGGTGGCCGGTCGCACGGACATGATTAAGTTTGCCCAGCACGTTTACCCCGGGTTCAAGGTTGGGCCACACCACAGGAAGCTGGCCAAGATATTTCAGGATGTAGTTGACGGTAAAAAGAAGCGCGTCATCATCAACATTGCCCCACGGATGGGTAAGTCGGAGTTTTCCTCCTACCTGTTCCCCGCGTTCTTTCTAGGTAATTTCCCTAATAAGAAGATCATCATGGGAACGCACACCGCCTCGCTGTCTGAGGACTTCGGGCGCAGAGTCAGAAACTTAATTAACGATGAGAACTATCATGAACTCTTCCCTCAAACACTTGTGGCAGACGACCAAAAAGCAGCAGGTAAGTGGAGCACAGCAGCGGGTGGGCAGTACTACGCAGCCGGTGTCGGTGGTGCACTTGCTGGACGCGGCGCTGACCTTTTCGTTATTGATGATCCGCATTCGGAACAGGATGTAAAGGCAAACAGTCGTCTAGCGTTTGACACCGCATGGTCTTGGTTTCAGACTGGCCCGTTGCAGCGATTGATGCCGGGAGGAGGAATCATTGTTGTTATGACACGTTGGGGGCCGCTGGACTTGACTGGCAGGCTTATCCAGTATCAAGTCAATAACCCGGACTCACCTCAGTGGGAGATTGTGGAGCTGCCCGCCATACTGAATGAGAACACGGATAACGAGAAGTCACTCTGGCCAGAACAGTGGCCGCTGGAGGCGTTGCTCAGTGCCAAGTCCTCAATGGATCCCCGGTACTGGAACGCGCAGTACATGCAGCAGCCTACCTCGGACACCGCTGCCATTATCAGCAGAAAGCACTGGCGCATCTGGCCAAGCGACACACCGCCTGACTGTGAGTACATCATCCAGAGCTGGGATACGGCGCACGAGACAAAGAGCACATCTGACTACAGTGCATGCACAACGTGGGGCGTGTTCTACAACGAGGAAGAGAATAGCAAAGCGCAGGTCATACTGCTGGACGCGTTCAAAGACAGGATGCCGTTCCCTGAACTCAAACAATCGGCATTCAAACACTGGACGGAATGGGAGCCTGATGCGTTCATCGTGGAGAAGAAAGCCGCTGGTGGCCCGTTGATCCAAGAGCTTCGGGCGATGGGCATCCCTGTACAAGAATTTACACCCAGCCGTGGAAACGATAAGATGGTGCGTGTCAACGCCGTGGCCGACATGTTTGCGTCTGGCTTGGTATGGGCACCGGACACACGCTGGGCACGCGAAGTGATTGAGGAAGTCGCGGCTTTCCCTGTGGGGGAGAACGATGACTATGTGGACACGACCACCCAAGCACTGCTGCGCGTCAGACAAGGCGGCTTCATTCGGATTGACACGGATGAGCCAGATGAACCCCGATTTTTCAAACGCCGAACTGCGGCGTACTACTGAGGATAAATGATGGCCACCAATATAGATAAAGCCCTGTTTCAACAACCCCAAGGTATCGGGGAGCTGGCGCAAGACGAAGAACCAATTGAGATCGAGATCGAGATCGTTGATCCAGAAGCGGTCAACATTGAAATTGGCGATTTGGAACTGAGCATTGTTCCCGGAGAAGATGACAAGTTCAACGAGAACTTGGCCGACACGCTGGACGAAGATGACATCATGTCGATGGCCGGTGACTTGGCCGGTGACATTGAGCAGGATAGGAATTCGCGCAAGGACTGGGAGAAAGCCTACACCGAAGGTTTGAAACTGTTGGGCCTTCAGTACGAAGAGCGCACGGAGCCGTGGAACGGAGCGTCTGGCGTGTTCCACCCCATGATTACCGAAGCCGTGGTGCGCTTCCAGTCAGAGACCATCACCGAGACATTCCCAGCCCAAGGCCCGGTGCGTACAAAAATTCTGGGCAAGGAAACGCCTGAGAAGCAAGAAGCCGCTGTACGTGTCCAAGAAGACATGAACTACGAGTTGACAGAGGTGATGCGTGAGTTCCGCCCCGAGCATGAGCGCATGCTGTGGAGCTTGCCAGCCACTGGCTCGGCGTTCAAGAAGGTGTACTACGACCCCAACATTGGCCGTCAGGTATCTATATTCATACCGGCAGAAGATATCATCTTGCCGTACGGCACGACAGACTTGGACACTTGCTACCGCTTGACGCACGTCATGCGCAAAACCAAGAACGAGATCATCAAGCTGCAACAGGCAGGTTTTTACCGCGACATTGAGTTGCCTGACCCCAGCAAAGACCAAGACAACATCAAGAAAGCCAAAGACAAAGAGACTGGGTTCTCTGACCTGAACGACGACCGTTACACGCTGTATGAGTGCCATGTTGACTTGGTGCTCAAAGGCGACGAACTTAAAGACGACGATGGCGAGCCGACAGGTATTACAAGACCATACGTAGTTACCCTAATAAAAGGCTCGAACGATGTTCTGGCCATCCGTAGAAACTGGGAACAGAAAGATCCACTTGAACTTAAACGACAGCACTTTGTTCACTATCAATACATCCCGGGTTTTGGAGCGTACGGCTTCGGCTTATTCCATCTCATTGGAGGGTATGCCAAATCTGCCACGAGTCTCATGCGCCAGCTTATTGACGCGGGTACTCTCTCAAACCTCCCCGGGGGACTCAAATCCCGTGGCATGCGCATCAAAGGTGACGACACACCAATCGCACCCGGAGAATGGCGCGACGTAGATATTGGCTCGGGTGCACTGAGAGACAGCATCCTGCCCCTGCCATACAAAGAACCAAGCATGGTGCTGGCGGGGTTGATGGACAAGATTGTGGAGGAAGGCCGCAGGTTTGCCGCCACTGCCGACATGAAGGTGTCGGACATGTCTGCCCAAGCGCCCGTGGGCACCACACTGGCTCTTTTAGAGCGCCAGCTCAAAGTCATGAGTGCCGTGCAAGCCCGTCTGCACTACACGTTCAAACAAGAACTGCGTCTGCTGGCCGCAATCATCCGCGACTACACAGACCCTTCGTACGACTACGACCCCATCGACGCACCGCGTAAAGCCAAGGCTGCTGACTACGACCATGTAGACATCATCCCTGTGAGCGACCCCAACGCAGCAACCATGAGTCAGCGGGTTGTGCAGTACCAAGCTGTGATCCAGATGGCACAGATGGCTCCAGACATTTACGACTTGCCCCAGCTTCACAGACAGATGCTGGCGGTGTTGGGCATCAAGGATGCCGACAAGCTCGTGCCCCTGCCAGACGACCAGAAACCGAAAGACCCTGTGTCTGAGAACATGGCCGCTCTGCGCTTGGAGCCACTCAAAGCGTTCTTCTACCAAGATCACCAGTCACACATTCAAGTGCACATGATGGCGATGCAAGACCCAATCGTCATGGAGTTGGTCGGACAGAACCCCAAAGCTCCGCAGATTCAAGCGGCGATGATGGCCCACGTTGCCGAGCACGTTGGCTTTGCCTACCGTCAGAAGATTGAGCAGCAGTTGGGTATGCCCCTGCCACCGGAAGATGAGAAGCTGCCGCCAGAGATGGAAACACAACTCTCAGGAATGATGGCTCAAGCCGCACAGCAAGTGCTCCAGCAAAGTCAAGCGATGACTGCGCAGAAGCAAGCGCAGCAACAGCAACAAGACCCGCTGATCCAGATGCAGCAGCAAGAGTTGCAGATCAAGATGCAGGAATTGCAGCTCAAGAGACAAGAAGTCGAGGGCAAGCTCAGCCTTGAGAACAAGCGGTTGGAAGTGGATGCCATGAACAAGGCTGGCCAACTCAAACTACAAAAACAAAATGCCGAGATAACTGCATTTGCAAAAGCTGGGGACATAAAGACAAAGCGCGAGCAAATGCAGATGCAGCAACGCAACCAACCAAAGGAGAAGCCGACTAAATGATTTCAGAATTCGCACGCGTATTGCGCGAAAAATTACGCACCGACATGAACAACTACGCAGACGACTGCGCTGGTGGGGCATGTCGCAACTTTGAAGAGTATCAAAAACTTTGCGGGATTATTCAGGGTCTAGCCCTTGCAGAGCGTTATCTACTTGACCTTGCACAGAAAGTTGAAGAATCCGATGAATGACACCGTTCTAGAACCGGGGCAGTATGCCCTGCCTGAAGCAATTCAGCCCGTCGATGCACCCGCAGATGACGCAACAAACGAAGAAAAAGCCACCATGCTGCCAGAGCCAACAGGCTGGAAACTGCTGTGTGCAGTGCCCGACATCTCTGAAAAGATTGACGGTACAGAGCTTGATCTTGTGAAAGCCACATCCACCCTGCGCCAAGAAGAACATGCCACAACTGTTCTGTTTGTGCTCAAGGTTGGCCCAGACGCGTACAAAGACCAGACCAAGTTCCCCGCAGGCGCGTGGTGCGGGGTAGGTGACTTCGTACTCGTGCGTACCTATTCTGGTACACGGTTCAAGATTTTTGGAAAAGAGTTCCGGCTCATCAACGATGACCAAGTGGACGCTGTTGTGCAAGACCCTCGTGGGCTAACCCGCGCTTAAAGGAGCAAATATGGCAGAGCAATACAAGTTCCCCGATGAACTTGAGGACGACAAGAACCAGAAGGTTGAGATTGAAACCAATGATGATGTCGAAATTGAGATTGTCGATGACACCCCTGAAAAGGATCGTGGTCGTCGCCCCCTTGATCGGGAAGTAGAAGACCCGACAGACGACGAAATTGAGTCATACACCCAAGGTGCCCAAAAACGCATCAAAGAGCTGACCCATGCCCGCCACGACGAACGCCGTGCCAAAGAGTCTCTTTTGAGAGAGAAGCAAGAACTTGAGCGTCTTGCACAGCACTATGTTGAGGAAAACAAAAAACTCAAACAGTACGTCAGCACTGGTACAGAGCAGTACACCACAATGGCCAAGACCGCTGCCGAGGCGGAGTTGGACAAAGCTCGGCAAGAGTACAAGGCCGCACAAGAGGCGTTTGACACGGACGCAATCATTGCGGCGCAGGAAAAGCTGTTTGAAGCAAAAATAAAGTTGCAAAATGCACAAAATTTTCGTCCACCTGCTTTACAAGAAGAAAATTTTGATGTACAACCGCGACAACAAGCACCCGAACCGGTGCGTGCTGACGAAAAAACCTTGCGCTGGCAAGCAAAAAACCAGTGGTTTGGCACAGACGGGTTCGAGGAAGTTACCAGCTTTGCACTAGGGCTGCATCAAAAACTAGTCAACAACGGAGTTGATCCTCGCTCCGATGATTATTTCGAGCAAATTGATGCTCGCGTGAAGTCAAAGTTCCCTGAAGTTTTTGGTGGAAACGAAGACAAGCCAAGGTCGGTTGAGACTCCAAGGCGACCTTCATCCGTGGTTGCACCTGCATCACGTTCGACTGGAACAAGGAAGATACAGTTAACGCCGTCGCAAGCTGCGTTAATTAAAAAGTACAACCTTGACCCGAAAAAATATGTCGCTGAAGTTTTAAAACTGGAGAATCAAAATGGCTGAAAACCGTACCCCTCGTGACAATGTGTCACGCGAAAAGCAGGCCCGTGCTGTATACGTACCGCCGACTGCGCTGCCCGATCCGACACCTGAACCCGGATATGTCTACCGTTGGGTAGCCACACATGTCTTGGGTCAGCACGAACCAACCAACGTGTCACGTAAGTTTCGCGATGGCTGGGAGCCGGTGAAAGCAGTAGACCATCCTGAGTTAATGATTACTGGTAGTGAAAAGACAGGAAACGTAGAAATTGGTGGCCTCATGCTTTGCAAGATGTCCGCCGAAAGAGCACGTTCTCGGGACGACTACTATGACGCACAAGCTCAGAACCAGATGGAATCAGTGGACAACCACTTCATGCGAAACAACAATCCGATGATGCCGCTGTTTGCCGAGAAAAAATCGTCAGTCAGTCGCGGAACTGGGTTTGGTTCAGGTTCTAAATAAACAAGGAGTCCTTAAATGGCATCAGTAGCATCCCCTTACGGTCTAAAACCCGTAAATGAGTTGGGCGGCACACCATACGCAGGTGCGACCCGTTCTTATCTCATCGACCCCGCAGGAACTGCCTCAAACATTTACAACGGCTCACCCGTGTATGTGAATGCGTCTGGCTATTTGGCTGTGGCAACTGCAACCGGCGCTGACGCGACCACCAATGGCTTTCCTACTGGCACCGCTAATACCGGTATCGTAGGTGTGTTTGTTGGCTGTTCTTACATCAACGCACAAGGCCAAGTAATTTATGCACAGTACTACCCCACAGGTACAACTGGTGTGATTAACGCCTATGTTGTGGATGATCCCGGTGTTGTGTTCCAAGTTCAGTCCGCTGGCTCTGTTACACAAGCTGCACTGGGCGCAAACGTGTTTTTCACAACCAGCGCTGTGGCAACAGGCAGCACATCAACAGGTAACTCTACGGCTTCTGTCGTAGCCGGTTCCTCTGCTGTGACTACTACCGCAGCTTTCCGTGTTGTTGGGTTTGTTAATATGCAAGGCTTCTCAGTTGTAGGCGACGCTTACACCGACATCCTTGTCAAAATTAACCCCGGCTATCACACATTCACCAACGCTGTTGGCCTGTAAGGAGTAACTCAAAATGGCAATTTCACGCGCACAACTACTTAAAGAGTTGCTCCCCGGCCTGAACGCTTTGTTCGGTATGGAATACGCACGCTATGGTGAAGAGCACAAAGAAATCTACGAAACAGAGAAATCTGAGCGTAGCTTTGAAGAAGAAACCAAACTTGCTGGTTTCGGTGCTGCTCCCGTCAAAAACGAAGGTTCTGCCATCGCTTATGACAATGCACAAGAAGCGTTCACAGCACGTTACAACCACGAAACCATTGCCTTGGGTTTCTCAATCACTGAAGAGGCGATTGAAGACAATTTGTACGACAGCTTGTCTGCTCGCTACACCAAAGCCTTGGCCCGTGCCATGTCCTATACCAAGCAAGTCAAAGCCGCTTCCGTTATCAATAACGGTTTCAACGGTTCATACTTGGGCGGTGATGGCGTTACTTTGTTCGGTAACAACAGCTCCAGCACTCGTGTTGGCCATCCCTTGGTAAACGGCTCTGTTAACTACAACAGCCCAACCACTGGCGTGGACTTAAACGAAACCTCTTTGGAAAATGCCGTAATTCAAATTGCAGCGTGGACTGATGAGCGTGGTCTGTTGATTGCTGCCAAGCCTCGCAAAATGATTGTGCCTCCGTCACTTATGTTTGTTGCCAAGCGTTTGCTTGACACTGAACTGCGTGTCTCTACTGCTGACAACGACATCAACGCGTTGAAGCAGATGGGTGCAATTCCTGAAGGCTACACCGTCAACCACTTTTTGACCGACACAAACGGCTGGTATTTGATTACCGACGTTCCAAACGGCATGAAGCATTTTGAACGTATGCCTTTGTCCAACTCAATGGACGGCGACTTTGATACCGGCAACGTCCGTTACAAAGCTCGTGAGCGTTACAGCTTTGGCTGGTCTGATCCTCTCGGTATGTGGGGTTCAGCAGGCGCGTAAGCGACTTGAGAAAAGGGGACTAGCGTCCCCTTTTCTTTTGAGGTATATTCAAACCATTCCGGGGTTTTCCGGTGCATCTGACAGTCCCGGCTGACGACATGTAGACAGATGCGCTCACTTGCATGTAAGGAAAAAATCATGGCACGCACTACGTTTCAAGGCCCAGTCCGTTCAATGGCTGGCTTCTATTCCCAAGGCCCAAATACAGTTGTTAATCTTGCCAACGGTACAAACACCGTTACGCTTGATGTTGCTACATACGCAGGTAAGGTAATTCGCACCAACGATGCGACTTTGATTGTTACCCTGCCAACCATCAACGCTTCGGCGAATCCAACAACCAGCGGCCCCGGTGAAGATCCCAGCACCGCAAACAATGTTGGTACGACTTACACATTTTTTGTAGAAACCGCCGCAACTGCCGTGGCTATCAAAACTGATGGCACAGACAAATTTGTTGGCTCGCTGTTATTGGTAGCAACCGATGCTTCTGGTGCAGCCACTGGTTATGCTCCCGCAGCAGCAAACGATGTCATTAACTTGGACGGCACTACCACTGGTGGAGCAGCAGGTTCTTGGATTACCGTGACTGTTTTGGCTTCTTTGAAGTACTATGTCACAGGTGTTTTGCTTGGTTCTGGTACTGTTGCCACACCGTTTGCAAATTCCTGATTAGGAGCAATCCATGACGATGCAAGCTGATGTCCAGTCAACGCGACTGACGGCAGACGGACAGGCGGTTAATTACCGCGCCCGTGTAAAAGCTGTATATGGTCTTGCGGGGGCAAGCGCAGGGTCGGTCAAGTTCTATAACGGAACTGACGCAACAGGAACGCTGCTGCTTGAGGTAGACACTCCCGCAGGTACAGCAAACACATTTCTTTTGCCAATCCCCGGCGAAGGAATTTTGTTTACTACAGGCGTTTACGTTGATGTAACCAACATCACTGGCGTGACGATTGTCTATGGCTAAGTCCCCAGCATGGCAACGAGCAGAGGGGAAGAATCCCAAAGGTGGTTTGAACGCCAAAGGACGCGCCTCTTACAACAAAGCAAACCCGGGGAAGCCGGGTTTGAAAGCTCCTCAGCCAGAGGGCGGCAAACGCCGCGACTCCTTCTGCGCCCGTATGGAAGGCATGAAGAAAAAGTTGACAAGCGAAAAAACCGCCAAGGATCCAAATTCGAGGATTAACAAAAGCTTGCGGGCTTGGAAGTGTTGAGGTAATCATGAAAAAAATTGGCAAAAAACCTACTGATGACCAAATGCTTGAAGGCAGTGGGGCTGGTGCTGGCAAAGTAAGCACCAAAACTCCTTGGCTTGGTGATGGGCGTGTGACAGGTAGCCGTTCCGCAAAAGACTACAAAGAAAAAGAGGACACAGCCTCAGAGTTTTCCGGCGAAATGGGTTTCAAATCTCCTAGAAGTAGAAACTATGACTCAGGGGACAGAACCCCGCGCATGAGCGATGACTACGCCAAAGGCGGCAAAGTTTCTTCAGCTTCTGCGCGTGCAGATGGCTGTGCTGTCAAAGGCAAAACCAAAGGACGGATGGTATGAACAACGACGTAAAAACAATGACTGATGGCGCTGCTGTGGTTGTTGGACTTGGCGGGTTCATGGGCTGGATGACTCCTGTTGTAGCGCTCATTGGTGGAGTATTGACCATTGTGTGGATGATTATCCGCATCTGGGAAACTGAAACGGTTAAAAACTTGATGGCTAAGTATGCCAAGCACGAGTAAGAAACAGCACAATTTCATGGAAGCGGTGGCCAACAACCCATCGTTTGCCAAGAAGGTGGGAGTTCCACAGTCTGTGGGCAAGGATTTTTCAAACGCCGACAAAGGCAAAACTTTTAAAAGAGGTGGTGATATGGCTAAAGCAAACCCTTTCATGGAAATGATTGCCAAGAAAAAAGAGATGGCAAAAGGCAAAAAAGAAATGCCAATGAAAAAGATGGCTTCTGGTGGCATCACCAGCGCCAAAATGGGTTCAGTGAAAACTGCTGCTCCCAGCCGTGACGGTATTGCTTCCAAAGGCAAAACCAAAGGCAAGATGGTCAAAATGAAGTCCGGCGGAAAGATGTGCTGAGATGATGTCCAGCCGTGGAATGGGGGACATCAACCCTTCAAAAATGCCCGGCGGGAAGAAAAAAGCCCGTCGGGACGACACTGACTTCACCCAGTACAAAGAGGGTGGGAAAGTCAACGCGGCTGGAAATTACACAAAACCCAGTTTGCGCAAGCGGATTGTGTCTCAAGTCAAGGCGGCGGCTACCCACGGTACTGGCGCAGGTCAATGGTCAGCAAGAAAAGCCCAGTTGGTAGCCAAGAAGTACAAGGCTGCTGGCGGGGGGTACAAAGATTGAAAGCGCCGCAGCAATCCCTTAAGAACTGGGGCGATCAAAAGTGGAGAACCAAAAGTGGCAAACGCTCTTCTGACACAGGCGAAAGATACCTTCCTGAAGCTGCAATTAAAGCTCTTAGCCCTTCTGAATACGCTGCAACAACGCGTGCAAAACGTGCTGGCAAAGCTAAAGGGAAGCAGTTCGTGAAGCAACCACCCAAGGTGGCAAAGAAAACGGCGGGATTTAGATAATGGCAACAACTTCTGGGTCAGCAGGCTTTAATTTAGACCTCACCGAACTGGTAGAGGAGGCGTTTGAGCGTGCTGGTTCAGAGTTGCGCACTGGTTATGACCTTAAAACGGCTCGCCGGTCGTTAAATTTGCTGTTTGCCGACTGGGCAAACCGTGGTGTCAACATGTGGACGTTCGAGCAGGGCACCATTACCTTTGAGCAAGGGTTAAACACCTACGCAGTGCCTACAGACACGGTTGATTTGCTGGATCATGTGATCCGAACCAACGCAAATGTGGCTTCTACCCAGTCTGATTTGACAATCACACGCATCAGTGTATCCACATATGCCACTATCCCCAACAAATTAACCCAAGCCAGACCAATTCAGGTCTGGTATCAGCGTTTGGACGGCCAAATCAGCCCAACTTCTGCGGTGTTGGCCACCAGCATTAACGCTACAACAGACACAATCGTTCTTTCCAACGTAGTTGGGCTTCCCGCCATTGGTTACATCAACCTTGACAGCGAAACCATTTTCTACAACTACATTGATGGCAACACCCTGAGTAATTGTTTCCGTGGACAAAACGGCACAACAGCAGCCTCGCACACTGCCAGCGCAACAGCCAAGATTTACGTCAACAACACCCCCAGAGTGACTGTTTGGCCAACGCCAGACGGCTCCCAGACCTATCAGTTTGTGTACTGGCGCATGCGTCGCGTGCAAGATGCCGGTAACGGTGTCAATGTAATGGACGTGCCGTTTCGTTTTGTGCCGTGTATGGTGTCTGGATTGGCCTACTACGTCGCTTTAAAAGTGCCCGGTGGTATGGACAGGCTGGGCATCTTGAAACAGCAGTATGACGAGGCTTGGATGACGGCGGCTGACGAAGATCAGGAACGCGCCGCGTTGCGTCTCGTGCCTAGACAGATGTTCATTGGGGGTAGCTGATGGGGAATCGGTTTTCCTCTGGCAAGAACTCGATTGCCGAGTGCGACCGATGTGGTTTCCGGTTCAAGCTCACGGCACTCAAAAAACTCGTTGTCAAAACCAAAACATACGACTTGAAGGTGTGCCCGCAGTGTTGGGAACCCGATCAGCCGCAGCTACAGTTGGGTATGTACCCAGTGGACGACCCGCAGGGGGTGCGTGATCCAAGGCCGGACTTGAGCTACCAGTTGTCTGGTCGCACGGGTTTGCAAATTGTGTTGACCAACAGCCCAAGCATTGATGCGCAAGGTATTGTTGGTGGCGGTAGTCGGATCTTTCAGTGGGGCTGGAACCCAGTGGGTGGGGCAGCGTTTTTTGATGCTGCTTTGACTCCAAATAATTTGGTTTTAGCGGTAGAAATTGGTACAGTTACAGTTGCAACGACATAAGGAGTCGATGATGGACAAGAAAGATTTAAAACAAGACAAAAAGATGGTTGCTGGCGCAGTGCACAAGCACGAGAAAGCCCTGCACCCCGGCAAGCCCATGACCAAGCTCAAGGCTGGCGGTAAGACCAATAGCGACATGCTCAAGTATGGTCGTAACATGGCGAAGGTCATGAATCAACGCTCTTCTGGTCGCGGAGGTTAAGATGGCTGAGTACAAACAACCTAAAAAAGCTCCAAGCGTGGTTGTTGGCGAAGAGCCAGCAAAAGAAACTATGCGAAAGGCAAACGTGTCTGTGGCAAACGTGCGCAGCCAAGACTATCCTCCCATGAAAACTTCTGGGATTGTTGTGCGCGGCGGTAAAGCGCAGACCAAAGGCAAATTGGCAAGAGGCCCGATGGCATGAACTACAGCCAGCTTGTAACTGCAATTCAGTCATACACGGAGAATCAGTTTCCCCCTGTATACCTTGCTGATGGATCGACTGAGAACTCAACCGCTCAGATCAATCGGTTCATTCAGCAGGCTGAGCAGCGCATTTACAACTCGGTTCAGTTCCCGTCTTTGCGTAAGAATCAGTACACACCAATCACGTCAAGCAATAAGTACGTGTCTTTGCCAAATGACTTTTTGTCTGTGTATTCTTTGGCATTGGTGACAGGTGTTGTTGGTGGAAACTTGGATACTGGCACGTTTGAGTATCTGCTGAACAAGGATGTGAACTTCATCCGTCAGGCGTATCCAAGCCCCAACGACACAGGCGAGCCAAAATATTACGCGCTGTTTGGCCCCACAATTGTCAGTTCTGCGATCACCAACGAATTGTCAATTATCCTTGGCCCAACGCCTGATGCGGCGTATTACGTTGAGCTTCACTACTATTACTACCCAGAATCCATCACCACCGCGACCACAACATGGTTGGGTGACAACTTTGATTCTGTGCTTTTGTACGGCTCTTTGGTAGAGGCATACACCTTTATGAAAGGTGAAGTTGACATCATCACTGGGTACGATGCCAAGTACAAGGAAGCACTTGCCTTGGCCAAACGCCTTGGAGACGGTATGGAACGCAGCGACGCATACCGTAGCGGTCAGTACAGAGAAGCCCCGTTGCCTCAGAATAATGGGGTGCGTTGATGGCTTTTACAGGCAACTACTCTTGCAACACGTTTCGTACCGGCCTGCTAAACGGTACGTTTAACTTTACGTCTGGGACTTTTTACATTGCACTCTATACCAATGAAGCCACGCTTGATGCGTCTACCACGGCTTATACAACTACGGGCGAGGTTGTGGCTTCTGGATATACGGCTGGTGGCGAGATTCTTGTAATAAACCAGACACCCACCACAGGCAATGCACCAAACACAACCGCATACATCTCATTTGCAAATGCCTCATGGTCAGGAGCTATCACGGCCCGTGGGGCTTTGATCTACAAGGCAGGCGACAATGGCGCTGTTTGCGTTTTGGACTTTGGCTCAAACAAGACTTCAACCACAACATTTGTAGTGCAGTTCCCCGCTGTATCAAACACATCAGCAATCATAAGGATCGTGTAATGCTAGTAACCACAACCAAAGGCGAAATGGATGATTCTCTGCTTGTAAAGCGAGAGGGTACAGTCGATAATGACAACGAACTCACCACATGGGTTGAGTACTGGTTGGACGGAGAGCTTGTCCACCGTTCCGCGCATGTAACTTTGAAAAAGCCACCCGTGTTTGCTGGTGGCGAGGCAGCTTCTTTTTAAGGAAATATCATGGCAAATACCCAATCAATGTGTACCTCGTTCATGGGCGAGTTACTGACAGCAACCCACAACTTTGGCACTGCGCCAACCCGTGGCACATCCGCAGCCGACACCTTCAAAGGTGCGTTGTACTTGGCATCCGCTACCATTGATGCTGCTACGACCGTGTACTCCTCAACTGGAGAAGTGACAGGTACGGGCTATTCTGCTGGTGGCGTGACGGTGACTAATGCAAACCCACCCACTGCAACAAACGCATCTTCCACCGCTGGCGTGGCTTACTGGACACCTTCTGCCAGTTTGACATACACATCAGTGACGTTGACTACGGCGTTTGATGCGGTGTTGATCTACAACTCTTCACAGAGCAACAAAGCGGTGAGTGTCCACACGTTTGGTTCACAGACCATCACGGCTGGCACTTTCACTTTGACAATGCCTGCAAGCACCACAACCACAGCATTGTTGCGTTTGGCTACAACCTAAGCGGAGGCGGCGTAGGCCGTAAACCATGTTTGGTATATCCGCATACGCCCAGTCGCCGTACGCCGCTCTTGGCGAGAATAATGTCGTCGTTGCCCTGACGGGCGTAGCCGCGACTGGGGATGTTGGAACAGTTGTAGCGGGTAAAGAATTTGCTCTGTCAGGTGTATTGGCGACAGGTAATGTTGGAACTGTAAGTGTTGACGCTCGACAAATTGCACTGACAGGTGTTTCAGCCGCAGGCAGTGTTGGTACGGTAGTCCAGTCTATTTCGGTTGCCTTGACAGGCGTTCTGTGCCATCCAGATGTTGGTGATGTAAACGAGACCAACTTTCCGTTAATAGCTGGAGTCCACGCCAACGGTGAAGTTGGCACACCTACAGCAGCGCTAACAATTGCTTTGTCGGGCGTGGCAGCTTCCGGTGCGGTTGGGTCTGTAACACAAACTCTAGAAGTTGCACTTTCAGGCGTTCAAGCTTCCGGTGCTGTCGGGACAATCGGTTACAACGAATCGGATGCAACATCCGGCGATGTGGCGACAGGTTTAGTCGGAACGCTAGGCGCGGTTACTTCTGTTGCCTTGTCTGGCGTGGCGGCTTCCGGCGCGGTGGGTTCTGTTACACAAAGCCAGTCAGTTGCATTGACTGGAGTTGCCGCATCCGGGGCTGTTGGAACAGTTGCTTTTAGTCAGACCGATGAACTGACAGGCGTTGCGGCAGTGGGCAATGTCGGGACTGTACAACCCGCTGTTTCTGTTGCTCTGACAGGGGTTCAGGCTTCTGGTGCGGTTGGGTCTGTTTCGTTCGCCAGTACACGGTCAATAACAGGCAATCAAGCAGTAGGGGGCGTAGGATCAGTTGCGTACGCCTTAACCAAGGCGCTAACAGGTGTTTCAGCATCAGGCGCAGTTGGAAGTGTGGAGTTTGTTCAGGTCGCCGATCTAACAGGAGACAGTGCTACTGGAGCGGTTGGCTCACTTGGGCGCAACACCACGGTGGCCTTGTCTGGGGTTCAAGCCGCAGGCGCGGTTGGGAATGTGATTGCTATCTACTGGAGATTGGTAGATGACAGCCAGACCGCAAACTGGCAAAATGTCAACAATTCTCAAACTGCTGGCTGGACGTTGGTGAACAATGCAGAAACCCCCGACTGGACGTTGGTTGAAACGGAATAAGGATTCACATGGCTTTTGTACTTGCAGACCGAGTTAAAGAGACCACCACCACGGCGGGTACGGGGACAGTGACTCTGCTCGGGGCATCAACTGGGTATCAGTCCTTTGCCGTCATTGGCGACGCAAACACCACGTATTACACCATTGCAGGACAAACCGGAAACGAGTGGGAAGTTGGGATCGGTACATACACATCGTCTGGTACAACGCTTGCCAGAACAACTGTTTTATCTAATAGCTCTGGTACACAGCCATCGGCACTTAATTTTAGTGCTGGCACAAAAGATGTCTTTGTGTCTTACCCCGCTGAGTATTCGGTAACCAACGACACACCTACGCAAAACATTCTTGACCAAGCGTACTTTCTTTCTTTTATGATGGGCTGACATGGCAACATACACAAATACCTCCTACGTCGCCAAGAATGTTGGCACATCCCCATCCACGCTGACCACAGTGGCGGGAGCCACGACTGCGGCAATTGCCAGCTTGGTGGTAGCGAACACAACAACCTCCCCGATCACCTGTGATGTTTACGTCACCCGTTCAGCCACAGACATCTACTTGGTCAAGACAGCCACTGTACCTGTGGGTGGTTCGCTGGAAGTGATTCAAGGCAACCGTGTGGTGTTGATTGCATCCGATGCACTCAAGGTTGTGTCCAGTGCAGCGACATCGGCTGACGTGTTTGTTTCAGTATTGCTGGCGGCATAACATGGCATTCATAGGCAACACCAACACCACGCAGGCGTTTACACCCGCTGTAGATTTCTTCAGTGGTAACGCATCGACGACAGCGTTCACGTTGTCCAGACCTGTTGCGTCTGTTGCTCAGGTACAGGCGGTTGTCAACAACGTAGCGCAGAACCCATCGGATGCCTTCACGGTCAGTGGCAACACCATCACGTTCACCTCTGCCCCGTCCAGTGGAACGAACAACATCTATGTGTACTACACAAGCCCGATCACGCAAGTAATTGCGCCGGGTCAAGGTACGGTGGGTACGACTTCACTGTCTTCCTCGTTGCTTGTTCCACCGGCTATGGTTAGCGATCAGAACAACTCATCTACGGGTTATTTTGATTTGCCTGTTGGAACAACTGCACAAAGACCGGGTAGTCCTGTTGTTGGAATGATGCGGTACAACACAACCGAATCAAAGTACGAAGTGTACACATCCGCTGGATGGGCATTTTTGCGATCTACTGCATATTCCTACAACATTACATATCTTATAGTTGCTGGCGGCGGTTCAGGTGGAAACGGTTTAGGTTCATCAACTTATGCTTCTGCTGGTGGTGGTGCTGGTGGATTATTAAGTGGAACAACAACATTAGCTGGTGGAACAATTTACTCTTTTGTTGTTGGTGCAGGTGGAGTAACCCCATCGGTAGGTAGTAATTCAACAGGATTTTCATTAACTTCTATTGGCGGTGGGTGTGGTGTGCCAGTTGGTGCTACATCAAAAAATGGTGGTTCAGGTGGTGGTGGCGGTGACGGCGTTGCTACTGGCGGTGATACGACTGGCGGAACAGGCACTTCAGGTCAAGGCAACAATGGTGGAAACAGTTCAGGAAGTGCAGGTCAATCGGCTGGTGGTGGCGGTGCTGGTGCGGCTGGATCAGGAACTCAAGGCGGTGCTGGCGCGGCAAGTAGTATTACTGGTTCGTCTGTAACATACGCTGGTGGAGGTTCAGGCACAACAGGATCAACTGTAACTGGTGGTGCTGGCGGCGGTGGGAATGGTGGAACACTTGGAAATTCAACTGCTGGAACTGCTAATACTGGTGGTGGCGGTGGCGGAACTCAAGCTGGAAATAGCACAGACCAAAAAGGAAAAAATGGCGGTTCTGGTGTTGTCATTCTTTCAGTGCCAACCGCAAACTATTCTGGAACAACCACAGGCTCACCCACAGTCACTACATCCGGTTCAAACACAATTTTGACATTCACTGGCAGTGGCTCATACACTGCTTAAGGATAAACATGGCGCACTTTGCAAAAATTGGATTAAACAACATAGTCACAGAAGTTTTGGTTGTTGCCAATCGGGAAACAATGGATGCCCAAGGCGTTGAACATGAATCTATTGGCGTTGAGTTTTTAAAAAACCTGACAGGCCATGAAACGTGGATTCAAACAAGTTACAACGGCAACATTCGTAAGAACTACGCTGGTGTAGGGTACACCTACGACAGTCAGCGTGATGCGTTTATCCCGCCACAACCATACCCAAGCTGGACGCTGGTAGAAGAAACTTGCAATTGGACTGCCCCTGTTTTTTACCCCGCAGATGGGAAAATGTACAAATGGGATGAAGCCACAACAAACTGGATTGAGGTAACGTAATGGCAGTCAGCACAATCAGTCAGGCAGGTTTAAACGCTCCGTTAACTTTAACCAGTCCAACGCTGACAACACCAAACATTGATTCTGCTCAGATTCCTACTGTGTCAGGCACTGCACCTTTGTATATGTGTAGGGCTTGGGTGAACTTCAATGGCACAGGTACTCCAGCAATTCGGGCAAGTGGAAATGTAACAAGCATTACTGATAATGGTGTTGGTGACTACACGGTAAATTTCACGACTGCAATGACTGATGCAAATTACTCAATGCCATCTAGTTCTGCAAATACAGGCCCAACAATGAGTATTGCCTCACCACAATTAGCGGCTACACCATTTACAACTACGACCGCAAGAATAGAAACAAGAAACACAACCTCTGGCGGTTTATTGGATTGTCAATTTGTTTGCCTCGGATTTTTCAGATAAGGAGAAACCATGAACCAAAGAATCATTTACCCAACTGGCGATGGTGTAGCCATCATTGTTCCAGCCGCTGAATGCGGTTTAACCATTGAGGAAATTGCCGCCAAGGATGTTCCTGCTGGCAAGCCTTACAAGATTGTGGATGTCGCTGACATTCCATCAGACCGCACATTCAGATCAGCATGGGAGTACACAGCATGATTACCATCAACATTAACAAAGCCAAAGCCATTGCTCACGACATTCGACGTGCGGCTCGGTCAGTAGAGTTCCAACCCTACGACGAGGCTATTGCCAAGCAGATTCCCGGACAGGCGGAAGGCGCAGAAGCGGCAAGAGCAACAATCAGAGCCAAGTACGCCACCATGCAGACAGCAATTGATGCAGCCTCAACAGTAGACGAAATCAAAGCAGCCATGCCATGAGCTACATCGGTAACACCCCAATCTCGGTAGCCTTCCTGACTGACACGTTCAGCGGGAATGGCTCGACCACAGCTTTCACAATGACGGTCGCTCCGGCAAACACGTCGTCTATTCTTGTGGCTGTGACTGGGGTGGTGCAAGACCCATCGACATACTCTGTGTCTGGGACAACGCTGACATTCTCAGGCGCTCCGCCGAGCGGGACAAGCAACATCTCTGTTCGTTACCTTGGCATCCCAGCCTCTGGTGTGACCACAACCGCATACAGGACAGTCACAGATACCACAGCCACAGCAAGTCAGACCAGCTTCACCATACCAAGCTACACCGTTGGCTACGTGGATGTTTTCAGGAACGGTGTTCGTCTCGCGGCGGCTGACTTCACAGCAACAACAGGAACGACAGTTGTCTTGGCTACGGCTTGTACGGCAGGTGACACAGTCACCACAGTGAGCTTCTATGTCTCCAGTGTGCTGAATGCAATTCCTGCAACAGCGGGGAGTGTGTCCGATAGCTATATTGTGGATGTTTCGGCTTCAAAGCTGACCGGGTCAAGAACAATCCCCAAGGGTACGATGCCAGCAGGGACTGTGTTGCAAGTTGTAAGCACAACTCTAACATCAACACAATCAACAACATCAGGAACACCCACTGATATAACTAATTTTTCAGCAACAATAACGCCATCTTCTGCATCAAATAAAGTTTTGGTATTTGTAACAACTCAATTTGGTGGCCCTGCAAATGGGTATGGATATTTTTTATTGCTTAGAGGCTCTACAAGCATTGGGCTTGGGACAAGTGCAACTGGTTCGCAAGTAAATGTATTTCTGTCTTCTGGTTATATTGATGGGGTTGCGGCATTTAGAGCCGCCTCTAATTCTTATTTAGACTCTCCAGCAACTACTTCTGCAACCACTTATAAAATACAATTTGCTTCTGCAAATCCTTCAAATGCTTTTTATATCAATAGACAAGCATCTACTGATAATGGGGCGTATATTAACTTTCCAACTAGCTCTATAACTTTGATGGAGATTGCGGCATGAACCACGAAGCAATTTATGCACTTTATCCTAAAGTTGTTACTGTTAGTGATGTTGCTGGTTCGTTTGATGCCCAAGGCAATAAAGTTGAAATTGACATTGATGCAGTCAATGCTTGGGTTGACCCAAACGCATATAAATCCAAAAGAGCATCAGAATACCCACCAATCACAGACTACCTTGATGGTGTAGTCAAAGGCGATCAGACGCAGATTGACAAGTACATTGCTGATTGCTTGGCAGTCAAAGCTAAATATCCCAAGGTGACAACATGACACAAGCCGCAGTATTAGCATCCAATGCCAGCTTGATGACAACACCGTTAGGTACAGCGCCAAACTACATGTGTCGTGCGTGGGTTAACTTCAACGGCACAGGTACTGTGGCAATCAAGGCAAGCGGCAACGTAACCAGCATTACAGATAATGGTACGGGTAGCTATGCGGTTAATCTCACTACAGCAATGCCTGATGTTAATTATGCTTGCGTAATGGCGACTAAAGGTTCTGGCGGGGCTGGAACTCCATTTTTGCCTTTGGAACATGCAAGTTTATCGGCAAGAACAACAAGCAGTATTGCGTTTTATGTAATTGCATTAAATGGTGCAACACCAGATGCAGACACTGTTGAAGTTGCATTTTTCAGATAAGGACAGACAATGGCATTAACTAAAGTAGCTTCTTCGATGGTGGGTGACGGCAGTGGACAAGCGTTCAACCCGTCCGTGCCGATCTACGAAAACACCAAGGTGGTGACTGTCAGCTACACCATCACAACCGGCGCATGTGCCATGTCTGTCGGGCCGATCACATTGAATGCCGGTGTCACAGTAACCATTCCAGCGGGATCACGCTGGGTTGTTCTTTAAGGATCGAACATGTCATCACTTGCCATCGCAGGAGATTCTTCAGGACAAATCACACTTGCCGCCCCTGCTGTTGCTGGTACTACTACGCTGACTTTGCCAGCTACTACAGGTACTGTGCTGAATGATGCAACTGTTGGGGTTTGTCGTGCTTGGGTCAATTTCAATGGTACTGGCACTGTTGCCATTCGTGCATCATTTAATGTGACCTCAATTACCGATAACGGTGTTGGTCTCTATACAGTTAATTTTACAACTGCAATGTCTGATGTGAATTATGCGGCTATTGGAACTTGTAACTTTGAGGTGGATGTTGGTATTCCGTTTAATACAAGAACACTTGCAGTGGGTTCTGCTGGCGTAGAAACATACAGACCGTCTCCATACAACACGCCTGTTGATGTAAGCACCGTCAGCTTTGCTGTTTTCAGATAAGGATAATCATGTCAGCAATTGTTTTAACCTCTGAGACGCTAATCGGTACACCAGCCACAGGGAATATTGAATACAACGGTCAATTCTTTGGGACTGACAGCAATGCGTCTAGGGCGCAGTTGCAGAGGATTACATCAGGAACTGCTGTTGCGTCAACCAGTGGGACAAGCATTGATTTCACTGGTTTGCCAGCGTGGGTGAAGCGGATTACTGTGATGTTTAGTGCGGTATCTACAAATGGTACGAGTGGTATATTAATTCAATTAGGTGTTAGTGGCACACCAGAAACAACTGGCTACAACGGTTTTTCTGGAATGATATTTAATACAGCTAATACCACTAGAGGTATATCCTCAACCACAGGATTTCCTTTGTATATGCAAGCTGCTACATCAATTCATGGTGGGGCAATTGCTATAACTGCAATGGGGTCAAACATTTGGACTGCTCAAGGCGCAACATCTAATACTGATTCAAGTGCAGGTGCTTTTAGTGCTGGTGCAAAAACACTTGCTGGGACTTTAAATATGCTACGCATCACCACCGTCAACGGCACAGACACTTTCGATGCTGGTTCAATCAACATCATGTACGAGGGTTAATCATGGCAACAGTAATCGATGGTTCAGCAAGCGTCACGATCAACTCAGGTGCGGTACTGGGGATTACCTCTGGCACTGCTGTTGCCAGCACATCAGGTACAAGCATTGACTTCACTTCTATCCCATCATGGGTGAAGCGGATTGTAGTTTTAGGTTCTGATGTATCAACAAACGGGACAACTTCACTTCTTTTGCAAATTGGAGACGGTTCTGTTAACACATCTGGATATGTAGGCGGTAACTTTGGTAACACAAACCAAGCAACAACAAGTACTGCTGGTGCAGTTTTAATGCAGACTACAAACACAGCAACTAACAGTTATGCGTTCGCAGCTACATTTACATTACAGACAGCAAATAAATGGTTAATTTCAGGAACAAACGCTAGAAACGATGGAGCTGTTTGGTATGTTTCATCATATAAATCATTAACAGGAACTCTCGACAGAGTACGAATCACAACCGTTAACGGCACTGACACCTTTGACGCTGGTTCAATCAACATCATGTATGAAGGATAAAAAATGACACACAGAATCGTAGTAAATGTAGAAACAGGCGTGACCACACAAGTTGAGTACACACCTGAAGAACAAGCAATCCATGATGCGGCAGTAGCGGCACAAGCAGAGGCGCAGGCTTTGGCAGAGGCGCAAACCCAACAGATACCGGATAATCCCCCACAAGGAGAAACACCATGAGCAGTTCATATTCCTCAAGCCTGCGTATCGAGTTGATTGGCTCTGGCGATCAAGCCGGTGCGTGGGGCGCTACAACCGACAGCAACCTTGCCTACGTTTTGGACACAGCCATCGCGGGGTATCAGGCCGTCACGGTGTCCTCGACCGCCCAAGCCCTGACCTATGTAAACGGGCCATCGTCTACAGCCAACCTGAACCAGTCTGTATACGCTATGCTGAAGTTCAACAGCGCGGCAGCAGCCTCAGCCATCTACGCCCCGCCAGTGTCTAAACAGTACATCATCTGGAACAACTCTGGCTACACCATCACCATCTACAACTCTACGGTCATCGGCAACACAACCGCCGCCGGTACGGGAGTGGCAATTCCCAACGGCAGTAAGATCATGGTCTGGTCTGACGCAACAAACTTCTACGACGTAGAAGCGGCAAACTTAACAGGAACTTTGCCGATTGCTAAAGGCGGCACAGGGCAGACCACAGCCAACGCAGCGTTCAACGCTTTGGCTCCAGCGCAGACAGCCAACCGACTGCTTAAATCAGACGGCACAAACACATCATTTGCTCAAGCTGTACTGACCACTGACGTAACTGGGACTCTACCAATTGCAAATGGCGGCACAGGGCAAACAACACAACAAGCGGCTTTAAACGCACTTGCTGGAACACAGACAGCCAATAGAGTGCTTCGCTCCGATGGAACCGATACTACTTTGTCACAAGTTGCGCTTGCAACAGATGTGTCAGGCACTTTGCCGGTGGCTAATGGTGGCACAGGAGCAGTTACTTTTACGTCGGGCGCGATATTAAAAGGTAATGGAACATCTGCGGTATCTGCGGCTTCTGCTTCAGATATTGTGGCCGCAATCAGCACGACGGCTGTAGCTTTATCTACCAACTCAACAAACGCAATTGGCTATAACCAAACTTGGCAGAATGTACTAAGCTCTCGAGGTAACGGAACTACATATACAAACAGCACTGGTAAACCAATAATGGTTGCTGTTGCGGCATCACCAACCAGTAATAACCAATCTATATCAGCTACTGTTGGCGGTGTTTCACTTGGGGCTATTACGCTTACTGCGGGTTATAGCAGTGGAGCGTTCCAATTTATTGTTCCAACGGGAACAACTTATGTTGTTTCAACCAACGGTTCTTTAAATACTTGGGCTGAACTGAGGTAAAAAATTGATCCGATCAGCCTCCTCTTTGCCGCCAATGCTTGCGTCGCAGCCATCAAGGAAGGTTGTGAGCTATACAAGCAGGCGAAGACTTCTTTCATGGAGGTCAAAAGCACTGTTGACGAGGCTGTTGGCGTTTATAGGGAAGTTACTGGATTTTGGAGTAACTTTAGTAACTTCTTTAAACCCAAGGCAAAACAGTCAACGCCCAAGCCTGTGGCGAAAAAGAAAGACAAGTTCGTTGCCGTTGACGAAACCGAAGTCATGGTTGGGGTTGTCAAGCAGCTTACCGAGTTCTTCAAGATTCAAGAGCAGTTAGCTGCACACATTCGGGAAGAGGAGGAGAAGTCCAGAAACGTCTACGAACCTGACCAAAATCAAATGGAAGCCGCATTGAAGCGGGTCATGGCGCAGGATCAGATGGCGGAGTTGGAGAAGACAATAAGGGAAACGATGGTGTATCAAAGCCCTCCCGAAATGGGTGCGCTGTACAGCAAAGTGTTTGAGATGCGGGATGTCATAGCCGCTGAACAAGAAGCTGCCAGACTTGCACAGGAACAACGGGAACGAAGATTGAGATGGCAACGACACCAAAGGGAAAGAAGCCAAAACCTGCGAGCGGGAGCAGCCGTCCTAGCCCTTATTCTTATCCTGTACCTGTGGACGTGGTTCCTGTGGTTGAAACAACTGAGGAGCTTGTGATGGGAATGGTGGGCTGGGTGGTAGCGGTTTTGTTGGTAGCCCTCATGTTGCCGTTGTTGGCGTTCATGTATCTGGACATACTGGAGACAAGGAACGATGCCAAACAGCAGTTGGAGAAGGTGGAGAAGTTGAGACGAGAAATTGAGAAGAAGAATCGGGACAGTCCAAAAGAGTTTGAGGACAACCCCATTTTTGACCGGAGGAAAAAACATGAGTAAGCAACTTGAAAAAGACTCAACCTACAACGAATTTGACACTGACCACGACGGCGTGGTGACGGACACGGAGTTAGCTCGCTCTGAGCGCATGATGCAAATCGAAAACATGGACAAGATGGCCGACCAGCAGAGGATCATGGCTTGGGCAGCTTTGGTTGCACCGCCTGTACTCATTGCTTACTTGGCGTCCGAGTTGGTT